TTGGAATAGATGGTGATGAACGACCCGGCGTTGGTCTGGTTGATGACCGTGCCGAAGACCCACGCTCCCACCTGCGGATTGATTGGCGCACCCGTGTTGCGGAAGGAGTCCCCTCGAATAACGCATGTAACCGCACCGTTGGTTCCGTTCGGGCCATCGTCGAAAATTGCGGTGTCCGAGGTTCCAGTAAAGTTCACCTTGGCTCCAGGAGCGAAATCCCAGTTGACTCCGTTCTTGAGTAGGTTGTTCGTGTCATACGTTCCCGGCCCGACAAAGATCGTGTCTCCGCTAGCCGCCGCCGTCTTGGCCGCTTGCAGGGCTGTTCCGCGCGCCGCGTTGGTATCTGCCGCTGGAGGAAAGACTGTTTGTGAACCGTCATCTCCAAGGAGCGTCACTTGGCTTAGTGCGCCAAGGTTCTTCCGCGCGATAAGCTGCTCCGCCGCCGTTTTGGTTTGCGCAGTGTAGAGGACGGCATCGCCTGCGCCACCGCTCGCAACAGCTTGCAATGCGGTTGCCGCCTTTAGCAGAAGGGTATTATCCGTGTCCCCAAACTTTGCTTCTTGATCCTGTAATTCAGCCATTTTTTAGAGTTGTTGGACTGCGTAAGCGAAACGCAACAGATTGGAGTTGGTTTGGCCGAGTTGCGGAGTCTGTCGCTCGATATTCGCAGAGTTCACCACCCCGGCATAGGTCTGCGCCGCCCTGGCGAGCTTCGCAATAAGCGTGTCGTCAGTGTCCCCGAACTTGGCTGCCTGTGTTAGTGTATCGGCCATATTGAAATCTCAATGGCGCAGCGGAGATTTCGCCCCGCTGCGCTGTTTGAGGTTTCTTTTACAAGCCGCTGGTGCAGACCGTCACGGCCTGATCGTTCTGGCAACGCTTGAAGAACAATACCCAGCCGAACTGCGTGTGGATCGGCTCAGGGGCGTAGACGTATTCTGCGAAGTGCGCGCCCCACTTGTGGAGAGGGTCGAAGCAGGCGGCACCACCGTTGAGCACCATGTTGTTCGCGCCAGTGATGAAGTTCCAGTCGCCATTCCACGAGGTGACATCGAAATCGAGCCCGGCGTTGTCGGGAGTCACGATGTCCGCCTTCCACTGCATGGTGTGCGGGATGATGGCTGCCTCGTACTCGGCATTGATGTAGGCGCTGGTTTCGGCAGAGCCGGTGCCGTAGGTGACATCACCGTTGTTGTCGAAGGCTTCGACTTCCACGAGGATGCTGTTGTTCCATGAGAAGCGCGGCGGATGCGTAACGGGCGCAAAGCGGAAGTTCTTGATCTGGCGACTCGCCCCAATTGCTCGCAGCGTTTCAGCCATCGCTCCCTTGCCCTCAAAGGCGTATTGGAAATCGCCCCGAATGGCAGGCATGTTGGTCGCGAGACGGTTGAGCATCTCCAGACCGATGAAGATAGGGAAAACCGGGCCGTCAGGGCCGTACTCGATGACCTGTTCGTCGCCGTTGGTCGCACCCGAACTGATGAGGCGAGCCGCCACGCCATCCAGCCAATCCCAATTCAATTGGGAGGTGGGCTTGATCGTCGGATTGGTCGTGCCGGTGAAGACATTGCTGAAGGCCCCGCTGGCAATCGACATCTTGTTGCTGAACTTGATGGTCTGATCGCGGAACTCCAAGTCGATCTTACGCTTCACGTAATTTGAGAGTGACGGCACATAATGGCCCTGAATGAAAGCCATGGGATTGTGCGAGTAGGTCAGGGTATCTTTACAAATGGACGGCCCCTTGAGCGAGAGTTTGCGTGGGGCAAAGTTCTTCTCCTTGAAACCCACCGGAACATCCGTGTAGGTGTCGGCGCACGCGCCGCCCGTGATGATATTGTTCGCCAGCGTCACATCGGACCAACCGGCGCTCTTGCTGGTCGGCTCAACGCGACCCGCGATGAAGGTCGTCATATTGACGCCGCTGTTCTTGGGGAACACGCCGCGCTGGACGAAGTTGTAGTAAGGAGTGGCGGGCGACGGGATCATGTGAATCTCGTTGCCAAGGTGTTCGGTGTTGATCCGAAGGCCAGTGAAGTAGTCAGGACATGCCATATGAGTAGGATTTGAAAAAAGCAGGGTGTTGAAACCACGCGAAATCCCCGTCGATAACGGGCGCGTGTTTGGTTTCAGGTTGGGCCGGTTCCTGTATTTTCAGCCCAAAGTTGGCGGGAGGAGCACCGCTGAATCGAACCTCTGGATTCGCTTTTTACGTTTTAAGCGTAAAAGGTCAACAACTATTTTACCGAACCTCGATAAACACATCCTCCCCATGACTCCGCAGTGCCTCTACGTTTCTCCTGATCTCAACTGACAGGTTCCAGGCCAGAACCACGAACAGAATCTTCCGAGCCTGCATTGTGCCAATCTCTGTGAATGGCACAATGCGCATGCCGCTCGTGCGCTTGTTCCACTTGGTCGGCGTGGTATCGGCCAGCACATCCAACTTCACGCCAGCCATATTCAGGATGGAAATACCCTTGGCTGCCGCTCCGCATCCAACAGTGTAAAATCCATCATCCTGATAGGTTTTGATGCGTTCCTTAATACGCGCGATTTTCTCAGCTACATGCGCTTTCCACCAGCGATAAATAGGACCGCGATGCAGTCCAACAGCGCGCTCCCATTGCATCCGGTTCTTCACACGAACAGATGACTCGCCCGCCAGTCCAAGCACGAAAACGTAGCTGGTTCCATGGATGTCGTGCATGACAATATCCAACACTTTTAGACCGGATCGCTGCGCCAAATTCGCCATGGAGACGGAGTTGAAATACGAGATGTGCTCGTGATAAATCGTGTCGCACTCGCCATTCACGACGATGTTCGCCTGGGAGGTGGCGACAAACAACCGAGACCCGCTATGCATTATTTTTACGCATTTTCGTAAAAACTCCATCGGGCGGTGCGTGTGGGCGACAACATTCTGCGCGGTAATGATGTCGAAGGTGTGCCCCTCGGGGAATGTTGCATCCTCAAATAGCGAGATAATAACTCCGTGCCCTTTGGTAGCCGCGATAACCGCCAAGTTCACAGCTGGATCAACGCCGGTTGTCTTCAGGCCCAGCGCCTTAAAGGCGTCCAGTTGCGAGCCATCATTGCTAGCGATGTCTAAAATGGATGAGGCTGACGGCACGTAGCTCAACGCCGTGCGCGCAAAGGAGGCGAAGAAATCCGCCGCCGTTCGGCCTGTTCCGGAACAGTAAGCGTAATCACTGTAAAGAACCAGCGGATCGACGGCCCCACTTAATTGCAGATGGCAGCAAGCCGCGCAGCGATTGACCCGCATCGGCACCAATTCATCCACTCCGTAGGTGTTGACTAAAGGCATCCCTCCAAAGTCAATGAGCGGAACCAGCACCCCCTCGCAGCACAGACATCTAGGAAGCGGGATGATGTTCATGGACGAGACTGATCTTGGATGGGTTGCCGCTGAAAACCTTAGGCTCGTACCACGGGATGGGATAGCCCGGTTCGATGCGAATGGGGTGATCGCCCACAAACTGACGGCAGAACTCAGCCACCGGCACAGCATTACCAGTGCAGCAATCCATGATGCCATTAACCTCCGTTTGAAGCGCCACATCCACCAAACGTGCGGCCACTTCGCGAACATCCATAAAGTCTCGGGAGCCGTCGATAACCTTAAACACCTCGTCACCGCGATTCATGGCCTCGGCCAAACTCGGCACGAGACATTCCCTGCGCTGACCTGGGCCATGAAGATACCATAGCCTGACCCATTTGGCGCGGGGCAACTTGCTCATCAGAAATTCGCGCACGAAAGTCTTGGCCATTCCGTAGGCTGGTGGAATCGCCACCGTCTCAAGGCATGTTCCGGCCACGGTGATGTTCTTGATTTCATCAGCCAGCATGGCGTCCAGTAAATCGCACTGCCATTGGGCATGTTCCAGATGGGAGGCGTTTTCGTAGTTGGGCAATCCACCCCACGCCAAATGGATGACGGCAGCCGGTCGATCTGTAAAATCATTGGAGAGTTCGATTCCTCGATCCAACAGGCACTTCACGACATGCTTGCCCACAAAACCTGACTTTCCTGTGACCAATACCTTCATCCGTTGGCGAGTTTCTCCAGATAGGCCCGACCAGCCGAATCAGAGGTGGCGTAAAGTTCGGCATGTTTGTCATGAACGATCAAATCGCTCTGGTCGCCGTCTCGAAACACATTCGGAGGTTTTCGGCAGTCCAGCAAATCGTATACGCCGCTCCACGTTACCATCTTGACTGGAAATCCCTGCGCCTTGGCCCACAGGCTGAAGTTCGGAACGCCTGGAAATCCCATCGACTCGAATTGATACGTGGCCTCCCGGCTATCGACGGTCGCCGGATAGCCGTTGATGACAGATGGACTGAACGCCATGCAGGGCGTGCGGATATGCGGAGCGACCTCTAGCGAAGCCATCGGCCCGTAGAGCCCCTCACCGTGCTTCTCGAAGGCGCTGACAAATTGCTCCAGCCATCCATTACCCATGATCTGAGTCGTGGAATTAAAGCAGACCAACAGATCGGATTCGATATTGCGCCCAGCGAACTGCCATGAGCCACAGTCCCATCCGCCACCATCGTAGCGCAGGATGTCCGTGGCTACATCGTCAAAAGACGAGTCGCCATCGGCATAGCGGTTAATGATGACTAAATCATGCGGAATCTCGGGTTTGTGGCGACGATAGGCAGAGAGCCAGCGTTGTGCGCCCGGCTCGTATTCTGGTTTTCCGACGACGCGGACGAAAACAATGGCGGGCTTCATGGTAGGTGTGCCCAAGTTCTACGAGAGCGTATACTTGTGACATTGGTCTCACTAGTGCCGAATCTTTTGGCGATGCTTCTTGTTGTTCCATGAGCATCTCTGATCTGAATAACTTGCAATGACGTAAGTTTTGCTCTCGGGCTGTATTCACCACATTTACTGACGTGTCTTCCTCGCTCTACGCAGTCTCCAACATTTTGCGCCTGTGTTCCGCTAATAATGTGGTCTGGCCGAATACACCATTTGTTATCGCAAGAGTGACGCGATACAACCGTAGGAGGAATATCCCCAAACCGTCGAATTAACAATAGTCGGGAGATTCTTATGGCCTTTTTGTATCCTCCGCGTCGCATTCTAGGGTATCCTTGGTTATCAAGAGCATGACTTGTGCATCTTATGCATTCGCCTTCTCTTATCCAAGACATCTCCTTTCGTGTTCTATCGCCAACTAGCTTTCGTTTATTCATGTTATCAGTATGGCAGAACGCGCCGAAAAAGCATCATTCCCATGAGTCCACTATCTGATTCGAGTTCTCGGACAAACTCAAAGTCGGATCGACGACCATCAAGCAGACCCAGTTTCTTAAGTGCCTCTCGCACACCTAAAGTAGAATCTTTCTTTCCTGCATATCCGTGATACTGCGGCCAATCGCCTTGTTCTTTTTTCCCGGTGGGAAGGGCGGTGTCGTGCAGGAGAATATAGCCCCCGACCTCGACAAACGGGGAGTAGTTCAGGAAGTCTTGAGAACTGTGATTAACACAATGGCATGCATCAATGAATAAAAAGTTAAACGAGCCGTGAATGTTCCTCCACATATCCATGCTGTCTCCCGCATGAAACTCGTAGTCCGGCGTCGGGATTGGCGCAGGTTTCTGCTCAGGGAAATCCACACCAGCAGCGTAAATAGGCACTCCAATCTCACGGCATTTCTTGACGACACCCCTTGTTGAGTTTCCGCCAAACACCCCTATCTCCAAGAACCGGACTTCGCCAAAATCCCTCTTGAGGGTTTCGATCAGGTCATCAATCAGTGCGGCTTCTACGGGTCGCAGGAATACGTAGGTTTCGTTCATAAATCAGTTGTCCCAAGTCAGCCCGTAGGCGGCAATATCTTTCGGATGAACTTCTGTGTGTGGATCGCGGAACATATCCTCGCCAGCCGCTTGCTGCCAGAAATCGTTGTCCAGCGGAAGATTGAGAAACTTCTCGTTCATCTGTCGGAAAAGATAGAGCGTGAACTCCGCTGACGTGTGGTTGGGCGTCCAGAAGAAGCGTTTCTTCGTCCAATGCTCCATGAAATACGGGCCGAACTCAGGGAAACTTGTCAGCCAGCAGAGATTGCAAAACTTTGCCACCGCCTGTTGCCCAAGTTCAATCCAGTTGGACGGCACATCCCCAAACGAGGCGAAGTCATTCCACAAGATGAAAAGGTCGTGAAAATTCGGGATGCTGATGTCCAGACGTGGATTCATACCGAACTGATAAATGTTCTTCGGGGATTCCGTGGAGGTGTTGAACATACCGTAATTCCCAAAATGCTCATGGATGAAGATCGTTGTCTCACTCAGGACTTGCAGGATGCGTGGATCGGTTTCCAGCGCGTCAATCACAGCCTCCAGATTGACCTCTTCCTCGCGTGCATTCCAATTCCAGTCGAATGGATTTATGTAGGTGATGGTCAGGCCGCCAAGAAGAGCATTTGCCCGCTCCAGATAGTTCAGGAAGGCCATTGTCCGACACGAACCAAGAACGAGCACTTTTTCGGGTCCATCTCCCACTCGAAAGTACCCGTTTTTCAACTGCTCTCGCTTGGTATCAAACGTGTAAATCATGGAAGGAAAGACATCGTTCCGCACTCGGTCCATAGGACGCTAAATTCATCAAAATACTCACAGTTTGGTTTGTTTTCGATTCCCTTATAGTTTCCATATACCACGCTAATCCACATCCTTCCGTAGATAAGGATTTGAAAACCATCTCGTTTTTTGTATTCGCGAATAAAGACACGTCCAGCCCTGCGCTTGCGAATATTCAGCCATGTTTCGGTGATCTTCATGGCAGATGCGCCTTTAATTCCCGCATGAGTTTCACATCCAATTCACGGCTGTGATCCTGCTTCACCCGAAAAAAGAAGTGCCCATCGGCCTTGTGCAGATCGGAAAAGTCTGTGAACTCGAATGGCTCGCCGCCTCCGTACGTCATACAGGCCCATTTTCCGTCGAATTGATCGTCAATCGTGCAGAACATCGCCCCCTGCTTCATATCGATTCCGATGCCCTGCGCGCAGCGAGTGATCGCCTCGTCGTCCATGAGTTTGTTCTTCCATCCACCCCCCGCTGCCACCATGCGCTCCACAACGTCACGCGAGATGATGTATTGCCCGCCCCCCCAGAGAAAGCCTTGCTCATCCGCGCCTCCTGTCCACGCCCCCCTTAGAACGCCAGTTCGAGGCAGACTCTCACAGTGCTTCGCTAAATTTCCCTTGTGGACATAGCAACTGGAGTTTGGTCGGGCCAAAAAATCCCATTCTTTCTCCAAGGCCCAACCGAACGCCTCCAGCGTTCTAGGGCTGATATTTTCCAGCGAATCCTCCATTGCCGAGTATCGGATATTCTCGCGCCTCAACTCGTTGCCGTTGTGCTGGGCGCAGTAATAAAGCGTTTCCACGTCAGGATGATCGACCGCATCCCACGTCAGAAGCGATGTGTCCATGAGTCTGTCCCATGGGTCGCGGCGTGAACTCAGGACGAGAATCAGGACTTTCATGCCAGCGCCCTTTTTTTAGCGGGCCGGAACGAACCTTCAGCCATTCTGGACAAGACGCGCTCTTTCCCATGCGTCCGGTACGCCTGTTTTACGGCTGAGTAACTGACCCCATTAATCTCAGCCAATTCTGATAAGCATACACTAGTGCCATTCCATTCGACCCTGACGTTGATATTGGAGTTTCTGCCTTGTTCTAGTGGAGTCGCCCAGCGGCAGTTTCCGGGTTCATAATTTCCGTTGTGGTTGGGAAATCTGTCCAGTGTCGTTCCATTGGGTCGTTCACCCATGTCTCGCAAAAAGTTCTTAAACTCACTCCATTCATCACAAACCCTAACGCCCCGACCACCGTAGGTTTTCCAGAACGGATCATTGGGATTTGAGCACCGATTTTTCATTGAATACCAAGAGGTATAAGTTCTGGTGCATTTACCATTCTCGCGCCTTGTGTGCCTGTGAAATATACACCCGCAGCTTATGGTTTTCCCGTTGGCTATATGCACACCACGAACCGCCTTGTATTTACCGCAATCGCATTTGCACATCCACAATCGAATAGATGCTCCATTCGGACTTCGGAGCGATGGAATCTCGTATTGAACAACGAGATTCCCTGATCGATGACCCGTTAAATCTTTTGCTTTTGGCATACACCAAATACCACAGTATTGAAGCCTATTACGCAAGTGCTAATTCAAGATTTTTTTGAATCTCATCCGAGAAACCGCCGTGCGACCAGTGCTGATGTACAAAAGGCACGCCTAATTCAACATCCGTGTTCGTCCAATTGATGCGCTCGCGATGATGATTCCAGAGCCATGCCCCCATGATGTTCCACTCGCTGAAATCCTTGGAGGGCTGTGCGGCAATGTAATTTTCCAAGCTCATTCCGTGGACCCTCCAGAACCATTGGCGTAGACCTTCTAGCGCCCAGCGTGGAACGCAGAAGGGATGGCGGCGCATGAACTCAAACTCCACCGGTCGTTTCATCGCCTTTTCGGTCACCGCGCGCCAGAATTGAGCGTTATCGCCCGTCAGGCTGCTATATGGGGTATAGAGCCAATTCGCCCTGTTTCCATCCACACAGTCGGATGGTGTAATTTCACGGGTAAAGATCGTATCGCTGTCGGTGTAGAGGATGTAATCGGCGTCCGTAAAGGAGTCAGCGTGGAGTTTGCAACTCTGCTGATCCAAATAGCCGTCCATTTTCTCATGGATGAAGAAGACGGTTTCTGCGGTGCCGGTCGGCGGATGCTGTCCATGCGGAACAACCACAATCGTCTTTCGGAATCCCTTGGCGAATCGCTGGATAGAGCGAAGACAGTAGGTGAGCCACTCAAAATCCCCTGCATACGACCGAACGAAAATGTCACAGGTCACTTGGATTTCATTCTGGTTTTTGCCGATCCCAAAAGTTTGACCTTCCGTAGTTCGGCGTGAAGTTGTTGCTTCCGGCTCGGCTTGTCTTCCACCAGTCCAGCCAGTTCGGCGCAGTGAAATCGAATGCTCTCAGCCAGCGATCTTGCCACTACCGTAGCTGGACCGGGATTGGTGATGAAAACCTTGGTAGTTTCGGGGCTTGGAATCGAACCAAGAACCTCGCTTGAATGAGAAGCGCGTGCGGCCACTACACCTCCCCGAGCTTCGCGCAGGCGTTGGATCAAACTCCCATCCTTGTTTCGATGGAATAACACCGCCTTGGATTCGATGATCGACAACGATTCTGCATCGGGAAATACCGGAGCGCCGCTGGTCGGATCGTCCCAGACCTTGTAGAACTTGTCGTGAATCAGTTCGGTGTGATGCGTCTTGGGAGTGAAATCCTCCTTAAAAAACACATCCCACGGGATATTTGCCAGATTCCACAGGTTCATCGTGTAGTCTCGGACCTTGGCTGGATAAACTCCAACGCCGCTATTATGAACGGAGTTTGGGGTAATTACCTGATCGAGCATGAAGGGCTTCCCGCATGTCTTGTATTCTTCCTCGATCCGATCTAGCCATTCTGGAACTATGGGAACCGCATCCGGCTCCAGCCAGAGCCACGGCATGGACTCGTTCATGTCGGCCACATGTTGGGCAGATCGCTTCCACATCATATTGGCAATGAAGGGATAAATCGTCTCAGTGTCATCCACTGAAAACTCAGCCACTCGTCCAAAGCAGCCTTGCAGCGTTTCGATGACGCCTGTGCTCTTGGTGTCGATATGCACCGCCAGAAGGCAGTCGTGTTTTTTTACACCGCCCAGTTCGGCAATCCATGAGGCAAGACGCTCCGCAATTGGTTTATCCTTGGCGCAAAAAGCAATGATAACCAGCATGGCTATTCTCCAGTCATGGTTTTAGACAACCCCGCACTGAAGGGACGTTTGGAATCACCGGTTGATGGTGCGGCACTTCCGCGCCCATTGAGGGCTGGGGATTTTCCATGGATAGCCTTCAGTTCGGCCTTCAGTTTGGTAATCTCCGCATCCCGTTCCTCCACGGCCTTGTCTGCCTGAATGAAAAGGCCGCGATAAGCCATCATCGAACGAGCGCGAATCTCCGCTTCAATGTCAGCAGTCGGGTTCTGCTCCACATAGGCGCGTGCTCCCTGTATGATTTCCTCGGCGCGCTTGTTCCATTCGTCGTGACCTTCGGCGGGATTTAGAACTTCCAACTGACCTCGCAATTGCTTCACTGTGTCGTCAAACTCTAACGACCGGCGCTTGACCAGATTGGCGCGTTCATCAATCTGCTTGAGACGTTCGCGCTCTTGAATCTCGGCATAACTTTCCTGTGCCTTGGAACGCTTCTCCTCGGCGCGCTCGTCCAGAGAAGACAACTCATCGAGAATATTACCGAGGCGACCGGCCTGAAGTTGATTCAGGCCCTCGGCGTGTTCGGTCAGGGCGTCCTCACGCGCCTTTCCGGTCAGGTTCAGTGCCTTGGCGACCGCTGCGCCGTCACCACCCGCCGCGTCGATCAGGGTCTTGGCGCGATTGACAAGTTTTTCACGACCGTCAATGAACTCGCGTTTGAACTCAGGGTGCGTCTCGATACGAGCACGAGCTACCAAATCGCTGTATTCCGTGAGCTTGGATTCCTTTTCGGCCAGCTTTTTCTCCAGTGCCTCTGGGTCTCGTCCAGCGGCCTTCCATTCGGAAATCTGCTTCTCCAGCGCCTGCGCCTGCTGTTCCCATTTCTTGCCCTCGGCGCGCTGGGCCTCCCAGCCCTTTCTGCCCTTCTCATCCTTGAACTCGGGAGCGGCAATGTCATCAAATGCCGATTTTGGTTCAGCGTCCGGATTCTTGAACAAGTCCTTTGGGGTTCCCTCTTTTGGCTTCACCTCCTCAACGGGAGGTTTTTCTTTGACTTCAGTAACCACAGGTTCTTTTCCTGCATTCGCGGCTTCAGTGAAGGATTTTCCCAAGGCCGCCGAGAATGGTGTGGTCAACGGTTTGGCGGGTGGTTCTGCGGTTTCAGTAGCCATAATTAGATGGTTTCAGCGTGTTCATAAGTATCTGGAATCTCCTTGGTTTCCATAGGGGAATCGGCCAGTTCAGCGATCAGTTTTCGCATCTTCTCCCAGCCGAAAATCTCATTAGTGAAGACTGCCCCGCCGTGTAACCGGTCATTCTCTCCTTTGGTGGTGATTTCGCGCGATGGGCTTTCGTCGTCAAGCATGGAAAGGAGGGCAGCGAACATCGGCTTGCGCGCGAACTTCTTCCACTCTGGGCCGTACTCCTGAAGAAATGCGGACTTCTTCATGCTTCGGAAGTTGCGGGTTCGGATGTGAGTTTGGCGACTGCTTCGATATTTGCCCGATTCAACTCGTTTCGGGTGATGGCATTGTCTCGGGCAATATCCGCTGCAGCCTGCGCATCTTTCAGGGCTTTATCGAATTGTGCCTGCATGACTTTCATCTGTTGATCGAATTGCTGTTTCTGGGCCTTGAGCGCCATTGATCCCTGCTCCTTCTCCTGTTTAATGGCCAAATTGCCTTGAACCTTGGCCATCTCGGGAGTGACTTCGCCCGGTTGCGGTTGTTCGGCTGCCGCCTGATCCTGCTCGGCAATGGTCTGGTCGAGATGATCCTGGTAGGCGGCAATCTCGGACAGTTGCGTGGAGAACATTTTGTATTCCTTCTGGCGGGTTGGATTTCCCTTCAGTTCTTTCAGATGCAGGTTGGCGTGTGGGCCTTTTCCTTCCAGACTGCGCTGACATTGGCGCGGGTCTTGTTCACCCGCATCACAAAGCTGCATGTCCTTTTGCATCGAAGGAATATGCACCTGCAAATGCAGGACGTGATTTTGTGACGAGGTGACAAAAGCCTCGGCTTGTGGCCCAAGTATGGCAAAGGCATTGTCTTCCTGCGCCGCCACCGCCTCATCATTGGTCGCGTCACGCTCCATAGCGATACTCGGCACAATTGCATCCACGCTATGAAAGCTGGTCATCACGGCCACGAACATCCGCTTGATTTCATTTTGACCAATCTCATCGAATCGGTCGATATTGGCCATCAGTTGATTGGCAATCTCGATCCGCATGGCGGCACTGCCAAGCCCAAGGGAGCGATTGGCGCGGATGTTGGTTACACATTCCAGCACCGTAAACTTTCCAGCTTCACCCGTGGGACTATCTTCAGCAGGAAAAGCACGCTCCCATTCGACGCCAAGCTTCCGACAGAGCTTCTTGCACTTGTTCTGAAAGGCTAGCGCCTCCTTTGATCCCGGATGATGGTCACTCAACTTCGGATTGATTGCCCGACGCCATGTCTCGCTGTATTGCCGGTCTTTACCGCGCATGTAGCGGTTGTGCAGTCCCTTGGTGAGTTTCGCGCGTTCAGACGCCCGAATCATCGCGCTCTTGGCTGTCTCCTCCACGGTAGGCGCAGCAAACTCATCGTTGCTGGCCGCCGCCGTGTTGCTGCTCATGGTCTGGGCGAATCCGCGCGAAACCTCCAGCGCCGGAGCGATGCCCCGGCTGATGTCCATCTGCAACGGATTGATCCCTTTCGGAACGAAGTTTCCCCCGCCCCACTTGGCCATCCTGAAATCCTCCATCTTGGCGTTGGTCTCAGGCTGCCACATCGGTTTGATTCCCCCGATAACCAAATCAGCAATACTATTGTCGATGTTGTTCAGCAGCGCACAGAAAGGATAAATGTCGGTGCCCAACCCCTTGACTGAGTGATAGGTGCCATCAGCTCCAATGTCGTACGGAAACAGACACAGGCATTGATCCCAGCCTTCGTATCGCGAGACGCTTTCGTAAAGGAACTGAATTTTGGTGTTTCCACTGGCGAAAGGAATAACCTTCTGGGAAATCGTACCGTCCATTTCCTGCACGAAGATTGTCCAAAGTTGGATGATTTTGGTCTGGGTCTGACTGATGTAAATGTCGCCGTTCTTAAACGCCTGCTCCCACCGTTCCCATTTCCAACTGCGCATGTCGGCATTCGAGGCGCTATCCATGATCGCCCGCTTGACCGCCTCCGCGTTCCACCCCGCTTTCTTGGCTGTCTCCTCATCCTCAATACAGCGCCACAATTCTCCGGCGCTCTTTGGCGTGTTCAGCACCACCATTTCGCAATTATCCAACGAGATATTCACCTCGTTGGGGAAATAGATATTCCCCGCCAAAATCGCCTTGGGACGCCAATCCCATGCGTCCTCCCACGCCAGCACCCCTGGCCCATGCAAGAGCATTTGCAGATCGCAAAGCTGGCTCATGTCATCGAATCCGCGCCAGTTGAACATCATCTGATGAAAATACTCCGCAAATCCGCGCATCATCGCCTCGTTCTGTGATGCATCCCCATAATCCAGATCACCGTCGATACAGACCGGAACCTCACAAACCAGATCGAAGAATGGCGTCCACGCGTTCATAATCTGCCCGCGATGCCGCTTGAAGTTCAGGTTGGAATCGTTCCCGCGACCAGCCGCACGCATGGCCTCATCGGACTTTGGGGCGTTGCCATTGAAAGCCGATTGCACCTTCAACCGTCGAGCGGCCCTTAATTTGTCATCAGCATAGAACTTCCGACAGATACGCAGGGCTTGATCCGGGTCTGATAGACGCTCGGAAACCGCTTTTCCGTCCTCCAAGTCGGCTAATTTGTCGTCTGGTGGAATGTTTTTGGCCATTGGCTAGGTGTTTTTACGGATTACGCGTGATAAATCAACTGTTTTCTGGCAGTTGCCAGCAGAAACTTGGCAGTTGCTGCTTGATTTCATCAGTTATTCCGATGTTTACGAACTCCATAGGCACCCAGACCTTGGATTTTAGAGAGCATTTGCAGACTGCGCAGGCTTCCAGCTTATCATCATAAACAGTGGTCTGATGTCCAACAATGGCCTCCACTGCCTCCTGAAGTTCTCCACAAAGGCCGCCACAGGGTTTGCCGAATCCTACATTGCGACTGCATCCGGAGCAAATCGCGGCTCGACGATCCGCCTCCACCTGAGAAACCAAGGGCCTTCCAGCCAGCACGAAGGCACCCAGAACCTTGGTTCCCTGCAAAATATCACGCCATCCAAGGTTTACCCCTTCAACGGTCACGCCATCACCCTCGCAATACATCTTCACTTTGTCCGGTCCAAATCGCTCGCACATCTGCTGCTGAATTTCCTGATCGGAAATAGAAGGATAACGATTTGCATCGCAATGATCTGTCACCCATTCGCGTAACAAACTCCATGTGTGAAATGCCTGTTCCGTGCCGGAAATCGGATGGCGAAATCGGAAAAGACCGGGTGGAACCGAATTGAGTGAGACAAGGCGCATTTCCCACATATTAGGCCCACCCAGCATTTTCGTCCCCGTAATCATTGCCATCAGTGATATTGGTTCGGTCAGCCCAGACATTCCATGTCGCCGGATCAACCACAGGGCCACCCCCGGTATTTCCTGCTGGTGTATAGCCCTTCTCGATCAAAAGATGGATACAGACGGCTGCCGCATCCGCCATGTCCGGCGACTTGCTCTTAAACTTCTTCATCTCGCTTTTGGGAAGCGCCTGAATCTTACCCCCGACCATCTTCTTGTCACGAGCCGTCAGTTCCTTGATCGTCTCATTATCACGCAAGCCACGAACCTGACCTCCTTCAATGAAGTGGCGCAGGGAATACCAAAGGTAGGTCACGCGGTTCTTATAAAGCTCGTACCATGTCGTGGGACGGGTTGCGGAAATCTGGGTTTTGGGAGGAGCGCCCCCGAACTCGCAGGCCACGATCTTCTCGCTCCAGCGCCCACTGAGGATGGCAAAAACACCGCCGCCCTCACCCGTCACATCCATGACAAAGTTTTCCGGTGGAATCGGAGCTTTCTTTCCATCGACTGTGTAGTTCTCACATACCCGCTGGACGGAATCGCTGATCGCGTAGTGAATGAACCGCTTATCCGTGCTGCTGTCGATTTCCACCAAGATAGGTTCCATATATTCGATGCCCATGACGCCCGTGGCGAACTCCCCGAATTTGAATGGGTAGAGCACGCGCCTGTCGCCGCCTTCCAGCGCCACATCGAATCCACCGCCCATCTGCCATGAGGACCTCCATACAGCCTTCTCGCGCGTATGGAACTGCTCAAAGATCGCTTCATCAAAAATGGCCTCGGACAATCCGGATGGCGGCCAAAAACCACGGATGTTGCTCCATGAATCAGGGGAGTTAAGACCGCCACGCTCCTTGGCCTCCTCGTCTAGATTCTGTTTGTTCGGATAGAAATGGAACCGCTCAGGATTGGTCATTGCCGGACTGTCGTAGGCGTCCAGATGTACGGAACAGCCATAGCGGGTAATCCAGAACTTGTCCTCAACCGTGATGGACTCCCAGCCCTTCTCTGGTTCGCTGCGCTCCCCGTGCGGATCAGTCTTGCTGATGGCATTGCCCAGCCCGATAAGCTGGAACTCTTTCGTGCCTTTGTTCAGGTTTCGGCACGCTTTGACAATCGCATCGGGAACGGTCGTCATCTCGTCAATGACCACGAAGATGCGCGGGGCGTGAATCCCCTTTATTCGGTCTACCGCTTCCTGTGGATTTCCGCCCTGCTTGACCGCGATTCCGAAAATGGCGTGCTTGCGGTCGCTGTCGTTCCATCGAATCTCCAAATCAGACGGAATAATTCGACAGCCGAGTGGCGGCATGTTCTTGGAGGCGAAAATGGCGTTGATTGAGCCGATCCAAGTCATAATGTCTGACCAGATACGACGCGCCAACATGTCCACGGAAGTGGATGTCAGGATGCAGGCAGTATCCTCACGAGCCACAAACCAGTTAATGATGATCCAGATAGCTGCTCTTGCTGATTTTCCAGTAGCGCCCGCCCCGGTTGCCACCACACACCTGCGCCAGTTCTCGTCGCCCTCGATAAGTTTCCCACTGATGCGCTCAACCGTTTCCTTGGCCCCGCAGAGAGCGCCAAAAAACAAATCGCTCCAATCATCCCAAATAAAGACTGGATCGGGCAGCAATTCCTCCACCAGCCTTCGGAACCAATAGAGCTTTTCCTCGCCGGGTTTGGTGCGCCCGAAGCGCATCAGGTAGAACTGCCAGTCCCGAACCACATCAGGGACTTCGTAGGCGCTTCCTGCCTTGTAGCCATCCATGAACCGCATGCCTTTTTTCGCGGTCATGGTTCGTCGGGTTCGATCAGGGCCGGTCGCTCCCCTTTGCGCTGATAGGTCTGGGAACTCATGCCAAGGATGATGAGCAGCGAAATGGCCGTTCCGCGCTCGATCCCCTGCTCCTCCATGGTCTTTACAATGTCGTCAATGACCAGTGGCTTCACGAGTCGAGTAGCGGCGCTGGTGCGCGTCACAGGTTGACCAACGATGTCTTTTCCCGTAGCGGCGTCGATAACGGATGCTGGAACTGGGGCGAGCTTGGAGCGGATGAAGCGAGCCAAGAAATCCCCTTCGCCGGGCTTTATCTTCTCACCCTTGGCAAACTTTGACAGCACCGAACCGAGACGCGCCTCGAAAGTAGTGACCTGCGCAAGCCCCATCATTAGGTCAACCCGCGTGTTGCCGAACTTCAGTTTTCCGAAATCACTATCCTTCGGGTCGCTCTCAATAGTTGCCCCGGCCAACTTTCCAAGTGTGTAAATGACTGCCAGACCGCCCAAGGTGCGGGCGTATTCCTTGGCGATTGCGACCCGTGTGGCGGCGGTGCCTTTGTAAAACGGTTGTCCGGCGAGAAGTTCAAATCGACTCGAAAGGTAGCGAGGAGAGAACAGAAAGGTGTTGAGGTTCACCGCTGCCGCACCGGCCTGCGCTAGCGTTCCGCGTCCCGTGGCGACGTTGATGAAGTTGGCGATGGCCTGCGCCTCAGCGGGTAATGGTTCGCGGCCCATCGCTTCGGTCATGGCATCGAACGAATCAGCCCGCAGACGGTTCAGGAAGGTCGTGTAGGCGCGCTGGGAATGGGACACTCCCGGAATCTTGTTAGCCCAGCGAGACATGTAGGCTTCCTCCATCTTGGAGAGGCGAAGATCGTTCGGATCATGCAGGTAGAGTTTGGATTCCGCGTATTTCGGGGCATTGGGACGCGCCAGAATCTCACTATTAACCGCATGCTCACCCCTTTCCGAAAGAAATGACTTGAGCATGGACGGAATGGCCTTGGCGGCACGCAAGGGATGGCCGATGGCGATGAATCCACCTTGACGCAGCACTGCTGACAAATCTGCTGATGTCTGGATGGCACGCGCGGTATTGAAGACCTCGCGGGTCGTATCGAAAGCCTTGCGGCCAGCCGAACGCTTTTCAAGGTCGGCCTTGAACAACCCTTCGTTGAACTTCTTCTTTTCCTGCGCGAGTTGAAACTCTGCCTCCTTGACTTCCTTGGTCTTGGGAATAGGCGCAGGCTTCTCGGGGCGCGTGTAGTCGCCTGCCGCGATGCGCTTTTGCACCGCCTCCATCTGGCGTTTCACATCCTTCAGGCGGCGATCATTGTAAATCTCCTCGGCGCTACGCACGGGCTTGTCGGCCTTTTTGGCGGCCTCATACATCTTACGGCGCGCATCTCGCACATCCCGCAGCACCTTGACCACCGCGCTCTCGCCCTTCTCTCCCTTCGATGCGGAGGCGAAATCCTTGGAGGAAATCTTCCGGTCATACTCAGCAATGGCCGCCTCAAGGGCTTTGACCTTGGCTGCCGTTTCGCGCCCGATGCGATCCACCGGAGGCTTCGCATCTCGCCGAACCTGCGCGGCCAATTCCTGCATGGCCAGAATCTCTGCCTTCAGGTCTGCGGCAGCCCGCGAAAGTGGATTGAAGTCTTTAGCCTTGGTCTGCTCACGAGCGCCCGAAAGGGTTTCGTTCAGACGATCACGAATCTTGGCCAAATCAGCCACTTGCTTATCTTCTGGAGACAGGCGCGTTTTAGCTTCGTCCTGCATGGCGCGCAATTGCTCGCGCATCGCGTCTCTTTCGGAGCGCAACTGCTGAACCCTTGCGGAAACTTCCGGTGATGGCTTGGCCTTGGCCTCCAATTCTCCTTCACGCAGGCGACGGTCGAGTTCGGCAATGGATTTCTCAGCAGACTTAATTTGCACCGACTCTCTTTGCTGTTCTGGTGAAGGTCGGACTTTCTCGGACTCCTCGATTTCCCGAAGTTTGGAACGCATCGCATCGCGCTCGGCTTTGAGTTGTTCGATAGCCACGCTGTCCATTGGCTTGGTGCCAGCAGGTGGTTTCTCCCCCGTGCGCAACTGCTTATCCAAATCCTCAATCTGATTGCGCAGTGCCGTCTTTCGCGCCTCATCACGGGTAGCCAGTTGTTCGGGTGTTGCTGGACGCTCGCGGCGCTTGAGCAGATCATTCAACTGCCGCTGCTTTTCCCGAATGGCCTGTGTGGCCTTATCGCGTTGCGGTCCGCTCTTGAGTGCCTCCAGACCAGCGGTCTCGCGGTCTATGGACTCCTGAAGACGGACAAGGGTTCGCAGCTCTCGCAACTCCACCTTATCCGCCTCCTTGGAGGGAAATTTCACTTCGCCATATTGGGAGAACGCCTGCCGAACTTGGCGCTCGGTCAACTCAGGATAGAGCTTTACCAGATCGGCATGAACGGCCTTCATCACCGCGTTTTCCCCATGGATACCCGCATTGATATGCGCGCGGGCCAAGTCATAGACGGTCTGATGACTGATGGGTTTCTTTTCCGCTGCTTCCGTTGCGGCGCGCGCCAGAACATCGGCAGGCTTGGCTTCCGCTGGATTGGTTTTGACCGCGCCTTTGCGGATGGCCTTCTTAACTTCCAGATCGGTCTTTTCCTTGCCGATCAGTGCCTGAGCCTGTTCCCACGCGGGCTGGAGGTAGGGCTTAATCTTCTCGCCAAATGCCGCAATCATCTCGGCGGATGCCTCAGCAAAGTTCAATCCCTTCTCGCCAATCTGCGCCCGCATCTTGAGCGCCACATTTCGGATGAACTCGCTCTTGGGAGTAGGCGCTTCACCCATCTTTCGGCCACCCGGTCGCACGTCACCCGCCGCGCCGGTTTCGCTGCCAAGAAAGTCCCGAATGTTGACATCCACCGCGTCAGCTTCGGACTTCCAGCGGTTGACGATGCCACGAGCGATGTCGAATATTTCCTTGCCGAACTTCGGACGACCAGCAATCTCACCCTGCAAATCGCGAATCGTCGCCTCGTAAGTCTGCGCGACCTTTTGGAGTTCCAGCGCCTCAGTCTCGGCATGCTGCCCGCGCTCCACTTGTGTCTGGAGTTCCTGAATCTTGGCCGCCTGCTCCTTGATCTTTCCACGCTCCGCCTCGGTCAGTGGTCGCTCGACTTTGGCACGAAGTTTACGCTCCATGGCTTCCAGCGTGAAATCCTCGCGGATCATGCGCTGATACAAGTGTCCGACACGTCCCCATGTGGAACCGGCAGCGCGCTGGGCCTGATCGAGTCGATTAAGGTTCTCCTCGGCCTGCTGGATGCGCTCACGGGCAATCTCCACGTCTTCACCGCGTCCAAGGCGCTCCTCCCACTGGCTGCGCTCATTCATCACCCGTTGACGCTCGACCAGCAGGGTGGCGGCATCCTGTTCGGTGATGGCCCGCTCTCCCTTGTCCACAATACGCGCGACCAGAGTTGGAGCCACCGCAGGATCGGCATCAATGCGATCCTCGGCAGACCGAACGAGTGTTTCTTCGCGCTGCCGTTCGACGGTTGGAATGGATTCCTCTCCGCGTGTCAGGCGATCTATATCCACCGTGGCTCGTTTCAGACCCGTGGTTGCGCCTTGTGCCTGCATCTCCGAAGCCTCAACAGGCCCCATGGCACCTGGTCCGCCAGTATAATCCGGTGGAGTTTCAGGAGTCACCGCCGCCCGCGTAGGCTCTGTGGTGACTGGCGCGGGTAGCGGCTCCTGACTCTGGGGTTTTTCCACAGAAGGAGGTTCAGTTTTGGGAATGGATTCCTGAAGGATTTCCGGCGCGGTGCGGATAGCCTCGGCGGTGAGCGGAGCATCCGCTTGAAGCGCCTGATTGACAATAACATCCATGGAGCGAGGGATGGTGTTCCCCTGCGCGTCCATCGGCAGGCTGGGTGGACGCGTGCCTCCACCTGCACTGGGCCGACTCGCTGCATGTTGACCGGCGAGCACGGCCATGCCGGTGTTTTCGATCAATCCAGTGATGGCCTGATCGCGTTCCTCGGGCGTGGCGGCATTCGCCACATTGGAAATGGCTTCCGGAGTGTTCTTGATCGCCTGACCAGCGAAGATAGCCGCGACCAGTTTTTGAAGTCCCTTCGGCGCAGCACCAAGGCCCATTGTGGCGATGCCAAGTGGAGAAGTCAGTGAATTAACTGTATCGGCCACCACATTCTGACTAATGGCACCTACACGCTCGGTAATTGTCGGTTTACGGAAGGGTGACACCCCACGCTGCAAGGCTTCTTCATCCGACATGATGCGTTCAGGGGCCAACGGAGCGGCGTTGGGAATCACCTTAACGAGCGGCGTCATGGCGGCCTCCATCTTGGTGATTGGAGTTTTCATCACCTGCTCGGCTTGCGCCGAATCGTACGCCGCTTTGGTGTCGTATGTCTGAGGACGTTGCGGAACTTCGCCAGTAACGCCGATGGGCTGCGCCTTTTGGAGAAATGAACTTAGGTTTCCAAGGTCTTCAGGAACATCAGCAGCAATCGACCGATCACCGACCGATAATGGTTCCTGAACGCCCATGCGGGCTGTTTCTTCCACGGAAACACCGCCCACTGGGGTTTCCACTGCTTCCGGTGGAGTCCACGAATTAGCCTCTGGCGGAGTCCATCCGCTGGTTGCCGTAGATGCTTCCGGTGGTGCCCATGCGGCCATTACTGTTTCGTCAGTTGCTGACCCTTCCACCAGAACTTTTCGCCCGGTTTCAAGGTGGCGTGAATCTCTGGCGTAATATCGGGCTGATTGGCGGCGGCATCACGTCCAGCCACAATGCCCGTCGCCGCACCGGCAACAGTAGTTGGGATGGCTGCTACGGGTTCAGGCTGAATGGGTTTGGTGGTCGTTTTGGTCGTGCCATCATCATACTTCACCGTGGTGCGCTCGGTGCCGAAATCGACAGGCTTTGCAGGCTCTGGTGCAGCCATGGTCACACCATCGACCACAACTTGCTTGGGTCGCATTCCTCCAGCGGCCTGAAGCGCACGCTGGCGGGCCGCCTCTTCCTCGGCCTGCTTGGCCGTGCGCTCAATCACCTTCTGGCGCAGTGGAAGATTATATCCCATCCACTCCTTGACGCCGGGATGTTCGGCGGCGTCTGGGTAGCCCGCGAGCATATCCTGAAGTTGAGTATCGAACTCTGCGGCGGAAGGGTTCATGCCGCGCGCATCTTTCAGGAACCCCACGCCCTGCTTTGTCACCTCCAAGGTGCGATCCAACTTGCGTTGCTCGGACAACATTTGCAGTTCGCGCTGTTGCTGCTCGATTTCGGCTTTCTGTTTTTGCAGAGCTAGGCTTTCCTGCGAAATAGCCAGCCGACCCTCGGCATTGACCGCGCGTTGGGAGGCGGCCTCCGCACGACGCTGTGCTTCCGCTTCACGAAAGGCATCGCGTCCAGCCATCAGTTCATCGCGCTCCACATTCTCTAGTCGGAGTCGATTTTCCTTTGCTCTATCTGGAAATTGAGTGCGTTCAGCCATAGGTCAATATGCCGACCATCCAGAAGGCGAATTGTTGAATTGAACAGGCGCAGGGCGGGAGGCATCCGGCGCGGAAGAGGCGTCGATACGGCCTGTTCTCCAAAACGACCGTCTCTGCTGGCTGATTACGGGAGCGGAAGAACTTCCTTCGCTCCAGCGTTGCTGGGCATTACCCGTTGGACGCTGCGTGATGCTGCGCTCACTCGCATCGGCCAACGCACTCTGAAACCATGCCGGAGTCGATGGGGTCGCGGTAGGTGCGGGCGGCCCTTGCCTGGGAGGCGGAGCATTGTTGAGCACCGGTTGCCAACGATTTGAGCCCAGAATGTTCATCGACGTATCCGCCATGGCCTCATCACCGCCGTAGCGACCGGCGATGGACAGCGCATCCACGGCTGAAGGCGATTGCCAGCCACGCGGCACGGCTGGAGCAACGGGTGGAATATCCACCAGATTATACATCGCCCGATTGTTCGCCTGATACTGCTGTTCGCTGGCAGTCGGTGTCCCCCAGCGATTATGCTGGGCGGCATCGAAGTTGTTCGGCAGTTCAGGACGAACCAAGCGGGTTCCGGCATCGGTGGAGAACCTTGGTTGCCAGCGGCGCATATCGGATTTGTAGCGATCAGCGGCGGTCATACGATATTGGTGATTCCAAGGGCGCAGGATGGATCGAGTTGGAGCACACCATTCTCATCGCCCATTTGATACTGTCCAAGGTCCGAATCCAGACGGGCGAAGGCTTGGCCCCATAGTTCCTGAGCGAGTCCCGTAGCGTTCGTGTCCATCGCTCGCATGGCGCGGGCTGAGATTTCCAAGGCCGTGTAACAATCGGGAATGATTGGGGTTGAGGTATCGGTGGTGAAATTGTAGCGCAGACGCGCCAGACCAGTATAGGTGCGAGAATCGACGGTATCGGTATCTCCTGTCAGTTGATATTGGCGTTGCCCGCTGCTGTTGTCCCCCAGATCAATGGCCGCACCGATGCAGCAGCGTTCCGGGTCAAACCAACCGGGGCCGCCCGTCTGGAACTGCCATTCCATCGGTTTGATGTCGTAAAACCATCCGCAACAACCGGGCGAAGTGATGGCAATGCGCTTTTCCACGCGCAGATAGGTTGCCGGAAGAGTAATAATCCCTAAAACGCTGGTCAGATCGACCGTTTTTCGGACTCCACGCCAAGAATCGGAGGTGTACCAAGTGTCCAGAATCTCGTTGATGCGCTGAACCTGCTGGGGGCTACTCATGGTGCCGTATTTGGTCAAGAACGGGTTCTGCTGGGAAGCAGTCAGACGCGTGATGGCTTGGGCGATAGTCAGCGGCACGCTGCGTTTATCCTTTTCTTTTTCACGAAACTCAAGTAAAAAAGCAAAATGCCACAAGAAGAGCATCCGCCGCTGGGAGAAGCCTATGTGCTGGGCTTTGACATGAGCGACCGGAATTATCCGATCATCGCCCGCTCGGTTGATCCGAATGAAGATGGCTATGCGTTGCCCGCGCTCTTCGATGCCTGTCCGGAGCCTTGGTGTGCCTCCAATTTGTTCGTGGAAGTGCGTCCGACCAATTCAGACCAGCGGGTCTTGTGGATTTATCGCATCCTGCCCGGTCCCATCATTCAGTCCAGCGCGTGGGATCAGGAAAACCGGGTGCTGGTCTATTCCTTCTGGCGTTCCGCCCGCTACGACGCCACTCCACCCGCTGTGGCTTCAACCTACTCGACCGGCACGGTCATGCGGCACAATTCCATCTCGTCGCTATCGGTCACTGATCCGGGCAACAACTACATTTCCATCCCGACCATCGCCATTGAGGTGAGTGAAGGCGGGGGAACCAATGCCACCGCCACCGTGACGAGCCTGCAACTGGTCGAGGTTGTGATTTCCGTTCCGGGCAGTGGGTATGTGCAGGGCAACACGCTGACCGTTCCAGGTGGCACTTTCAGCGTGGCCGCAACTCTCACAGTTTCGCTCGTCGGCATCTCCACGCTGGCGGTCGATACGGCGGGCATTGATTACCTAACGAACGATTTCATCACTTTGGGCGGTGGCGTCTATTCGGGGCCGGCAACCGTGAGGGTGTCCTCGACGATACTAAGCATCATCACCGTCAACGCGGCGGGCACGGGGCAGGTTCCGGGGGCTACGCTGACGCTGGTCAATGGCTCCGCCACATGGACCGGAGCCAACACCGCGACCGTCACGTCAACCAAGGTCGTTAGCGCGACGGTGGCTACGCCGGGAAGCGGCGGCACCAACGGGGTGCAGACCGTTACTGGGACGACTGGCACCGGCACCAAGTTTACCGCGAGCGTAAATGTTGTGGGCGGAGCCATCGACTCGGTGATTTCCATTTTGACGGGCGGAATTTACACCGTGAATCCCGCCAGCCTCACGAATGCGCCAGTTTCTGGTCCCGGACCTCTTACGGGAGCCGAACTGAATATTGTCATGGGGGCGAATGTTGTCACTCCAGACGGTATTGCGTCCTTTACGGTGGAGAAAGAGACCTTCACCAGCACAGGCGGCGGCAATGATGTGACACTGAACGGGGCGCGCTACGAGATTGCCACAGTGGAGGTGATTGGAGCCGGAAGCTATTCTACGGCAGCCGCCAATTACACGCAGGTTTCCACAACGGGCAGCGGCCTCGGGGCTGTTTTCAACGGTGCGACCTACATCATTACCGGCCTGACCGTGGCGAATCCGGGCGTCTATACGGTCATCCCGACTGGCTCCGTGAGCGTGACGGGAGGCAGCGGGACCGGCATGCAGGTTCTGCTTAATTTCGGCATCGGGGTGGTGGCGCTGACCAACGGCGGCACCGGCTATTACTCGGATTTCCCGACCATCACCCTGAGTTATGGGAACGGACAGATCACGGCGATCATGGATGCGCTCGCGCCGGTTACCGGGTTGACCGGATATGTGCGCTCGAACGCCATGCAGGATACGGAGAATGAGTTCATCAAGCGCATGGCCTGGGAGATGAGTGCCATTCCTCCATTCCGCAAGAGCCAACCCTATTTCCCTTACGAATTTCCGGCCCTCTTCGTGGCCCTGACCAACGAGGCAGAAAGCGTGCCGAGCCCCGGCTATGACTACAACCTAACACCCCATCGTCGAGCGGTCTATCCGGGCCGGGAGACGATCAACTTCAGCATCGTCCAGCGAACCAATCTTCCGCGCGTCTTCCAGATGATTAGCCCGGCTGCGGCCAGTCGATTGTTCCCCATCCCGGCCAACACGGCCCATGGCACGTTCATCTGGGCACGAGTGGATGCCGATGGGGCGATTCGTTATCGAGAACGTTTTCAGGCCAGCACCCGCTACCAGCCCGGAGACATCATCGTGGTTTTGGTGGAACAAAAACAGGTCTTTGGCTGTTTCTGGATGCAGCGAGTCATTTTCCTATCTGAATTGAGTCCGTTGTATTGAATTTATGGAAACGCTCGACGATCCCAATGATCAGCCAAACGACCGAATTGCCAAGTTGGAGCAAGAGGTTCGAGAATTGCAGAACCGTTTGGCTCGCATTGAGCAAGGCCAGCACCTGCAAGCTGGCAACGGCATCGTCATCAACGGTACCATGATTGCGCTCGCCACTCCGCAGCAGAATTGGCCGCTGCCCACGGGTCTGAATCAAGTGTTGATGAGTCCCGATGGGTTCCCAACATGGGTTGATACCACGGAGTGCGGATGAACCTTTGGACACTCGATGGAAAACTGGTGGTGGATTCGGACGGAAATCCACAACTTTGTTCCGTTTGCCCGTGCCAGGGTGATTGCTCGGAAAGCGCCAGTCTGGACCTTATTTTTAGCGGGGTGACGACCCTCGATAGCGGCTGCCAATTCAGTAACTTGAAGTTCACCAGTTGGGATTTGACGATGGTGACCGTCACCGGGACTTCACCCAATTGGTCAGCCTCAAATGTCGGTTCGTGGGCTGCGGATGTCTATAATAACGGCTGCGATCAGCCCAGCACGGGCACAGCCAGCGGCACCTTTGATGTGCTGGTTTCGTGCGAAACAGGGGTGTATTCGGTGCTGGTCACGATTGCCGGACGGCCCATCGAGTTCTTCAATGGTGCAGGCGTTTCGCCTATCGAAAACCAATCGGGTCAGGGCTATTTCGAGAACGGCCAAGTGACAATTGATGACACGCCGTGAGATTCGAGGATAGTCACCACTGCAAAAGTCGGCGGCACTGCCAAAGCTGCCGGTTGTTCCCCGCGTGGCGCGCGTCAGTTGGTGCGCCGGAGGACTGCCAGTGGGGTATTACACTGGCGAATCTACCGCTGCCAACGGCTCGGGTAGTCGTGCGGAAGAAGGGCTGCCGAACGTGCGCCCCGCGTCTGGTCTGACTTGGCCCCGCAGGACGTTGAGCGCGTCTTCGTGGTCACGGATTTCCTGCTCGATTCGAGCCGTCTCCTGCTCGTCGCTTTGGCCGCATTTGCGCAGGGAGGACAGGGCTGCTTCGAGGGTGGTGATGGCGGTGTTCATAGAGTTGGTACTTTCCAGTCATCGCCCTCATCCTGCGGCGGTTGCTGGGTCTTGGAAATCTCGTTCGCAATCTCCTGCGCCTGATCGCGCCCAAGGAACTCGCGGGCCATGCCGGTACGCGCATACCAGTTGCCTGCGCCACGATTCGCACACTTGGTCAGGCTGTCCTCATTCCACGAGACCATGATCTGCACAGCGTCGAACTGCTCGCCCAGTTGGGCGGCGTAGAGTTCGAGGAGTTTGTGCGCGTCTTCGCCGGTCATGCCGATTTCCATTCTTCACCCTGAGCAGAATCGACTTCTTCACACAGTCGATTAAAACAATCGCAGCACACTGGGTCTTTGAGTTGACCGTCCAGAGTGACGGAAATATATTCGTCGCCATTTCCGATTCCATCAGGAGGCAAGCCGAGGCTAGTGCATCTCCAGCAAGTCAGTGGGGCTGAATCGTTCAGGGCAGGCACGAATTCCAATTGCATAGCTGGTTCGTAGCGGGTTTTGGGTTGACGGTCAAGAAAAGGATTTGACATCCGGCAGCACTTCGTAAATACATCCAGCATCTTACTTGGGGGCTAACGCTTCAGCCCCGCTGGGCCTTAAAACTCAGCGGGGCAAAAAGTAGGATAAACAGCAACCGCGCCCACAAGTAAGATTGAGAGCACAAGCGGGAGCCCGGCCCACCCGATGGTATCTAAGCGAGCAGCGAGCGCCTGACAGAGTGGGGAAGATGGGACAAGGCAGGGGGATGAACGATCCTGCCCTACACGCATTCCACAGCAGCCTCGGTCATCGGCTGCCGCTCAGGCCAGTCAAGCGCGCCACGAGCCGACACGACGCAATCAGGATCAGGCCCCTGCGTTCACGTCACAGACGACAACTCCGAACAGCCGGAGTATTCGACGACTATCACTTCAATAGTCGTCTGGTGGGTGCCGCGAGGTCTGGGTATGAACGAAATCATCTACGAAACACCCGACGAATACAGCGAAGAACCCGCCCTCGACATGCTGCTGGACCGCATGGAGCAACAGGAAGGCCCCGAGGACGAACCCGACCGGCGCGGATCAGGAACGGGACTGGGTTATAGCTGCCATAACTTGGATTTTCGTTGCGCTAGGGAAGGCTGCTATACGTATTCACGTTCCCGCGCAGCCTCCTCCCCACCCAGCTACGCCGTCACCCTCACGAAAAAGAATGCTTATGCCCGGCCTTGGCGCAGAAATGGCCCTAGGACTGCGTTTGATGGGCTGGCAATAGTAGGACAGCGATCACCTGTGTGGAATGCCATGCTTGTCCCATTTTGCATGACGTTGATTGTGTACTGTTACCACCGCACTTGTACCAGCCTTGGTTCCACGCCTGCCCTGTACAGTACTGTACGTGGATTGGTGGAACACCTGTGTTTATGCCTGTTCCACATCGATCACTTTCTGTTCCACAACCGAGAAATCCCGGTCCCGAAGCACGTTGATCTGCACGTTTGTCGTGCCCTGAGCAGCCCAGCCCCCGGCCAGCGCCGCCACTTTCGTCACGCTAGACACGTCAGATGCTATCATAAGCCCCTCTTGCGCATCCATTTCCGCTGCGTATTCAAGCGTCTTGGCCGAGTACTTCAGGGCGGCTGTCCGGGAGCGTTTACTCAGGTCGGCGTCTGTATTTGCGGCTATTTCAGCCCCATTGCGGACATTTGCGGACAGCGGCTTCTGGAGATGTGTGGACAGCTCTGGACGTTGCGGACAAACTGCGGACACGCCTGCTCCGGTCAGAATAGCGACTCGCTGATCTTCCCAACCCTCGCGCTGCGCCCGTTTCATGACTCGTTCAACAAAGCGGTTCAGTTCATCTGGTGGCAGATCGGCAGCGGCTGCTCGTGCTGCGCCGCGAATACCCAAGGTGACAGCTGCGGTGCGGATGCCTGGCCAGTCGATGGGCTGCGGTTGGTTGGTCATGTGGTGGGGCTGGAATAGGGTAAGCATGAGCGGGCTGGGCTTGGCAAGCTCTTTTGTGGTTGCGCCTGTTGGGTTGTGCGATTAGGTTTGTGCGAATGACGACCGAGCCAGCACCCAAGATGACGAGAGCGGAGATTGCGCGTGCGGGTGGCTCGTCAACGTCACGAAAGAAGGCGATTGCGGCGCGTGAGAATGGCAAAAAGGGTGGGCGTCCAAAGAAAGTCGATACGATTCTTTCTTGTACTGTACTTGATTCGCAGTCGATTGCATAAATAGTTGGGTTTTCTTGTTGACGGTCGGTTGGGTTTCGCGTTTAGTGCTTCCCATGAAAGCCAGCCGATACACCACCCGCCTGATCGCCTTTCGTAACACGCATCGCTTGGCGCTTCGCCAGATGGAATGTGTGCGCGACCTGATCCTGATGGATTCTGCACGATTCTCCGAGCTGCCCGCACTGGAAAAATCCATTGCTGAGCGCGCGGCTTACATTCAGCAAATTGAAGCGCAGATTGCGACCGCCAAGGCTGCCTAACCCCACTCACCCGCCGAAGCAATCCCGCCGAGGCGAAAACCGGGGGTGCCACCCGACCAAAACGGCGCGTAAACAAAATGAAAACAGCAACTCAACTCAAACTGACCGGAGCCACCAGCCGCCTTGAACGCAATGTGCAGCGGTGGGCCAATGAACGCGGTGAGGACTACGACAACGGCGCGGAAGGCGTGCTCAAAGACCTGATGTATGGCGGCTGCGCCTCTGGCATGGTCGGACGCCTGATCCACACCGCTGACTGTGTGCGGTTCTTCGCCACCCATCGCCGCGATATTAGCGACCTACTGGCCGAATACATCGACCAATGCGGAATCGGAGGGGGTGTTTCCGACATTTTCGGCGACAAATGGGACAACACCGACCCGCTGGCGCAAGAGGACGAGAACCGCAATCTGCTGGCATGGTTCGGCTTCGAGGAAGCGGCCCGGCAATTAGCTCAGCGTAACGGCATTGAACTCTAATCCCATGAACACCGCCCCGCATATGACGGAAACTCTGGCCCGTTCTGCCGCCACCGACAAAGCCAATCGGCGCATGCGAAAGGCGGGTCGCACGGCTTGGGATGAATCGGACTATCGCTGCGCCGTGGCAGAATACTACCGGATCATGCCTGAGGAATGCGCCATGCCCCACTGTGTGAACTCTCAACTCGTATGATCGCCTCAGACGACCTCGACCTAACCGCCGCCGACGCGCGGGAATGCCGCCTTAATGCGCTGAGGATGGCGCAGGACGGGTTTGTGCGGCGCTGGGGTGCCCGTGGGCAGGCGATGTTCGCGGAGGTGTGTCCCAGCCTCGCCAACGAATTGCAGCAACTTGAAACTGCGGAGCTATAAAAATTCATATGAACCTTATTCAACTTCAATTTCGCCGCGATTTCAAAAAGCTCTGCATGGAGCGTGCGCTGGAGCGCTGCGATTACGACAGGGCCAATATTTACAGCGCCCAGCTTGATTGGTTCGACCGCCAAATTGACAGTGCCCAGCTCCATCCCCTTTCCCCGGCAGAACCGGGCGGTGACCGCCACGTCACGCGGGGAATAAGCTTATGAAGACTGCCAAAACCGTAACGCTTCCCGTCTGGAAACTTCGCCAGACCATCTACGGATTCAACATCTACCGGAACGGGCGCAAGATGGAGGGGCCGATTGAGGAGGAGTGGATCAAAGCGGGTAAGCCGATGGCCCCAGACACTAAATTCAGGGAATGGAAGCGAGGGTTTTGGGCGGGGAGAATGCAGAAGCGGTTTGCAGAAGCGAAAGGAGAAGCATGACCCCCGCCGAAAAACAAGCCATCCGCGCACGGTTGGAGGCTAGACTTATCCATGATTGGGATGGTCCCTCAAGAAAAGACTTCATCGCCCACGCCCCGCAGGACATCGCGGCGCTGCTGGCCGAGGTGGAGCGGCTAGATAAGGAGCTTGGTTACGCGATCCGCTACGGCAAAGAGACAAAGTCCGACCGCGACACCCTGAAGACCGCGTTGCGGGAGTTGGTGGAGGCAATCCAGAAGCCATACGACCCTACCGACTATGAAGAAACGCAAGTCTACAAATGGGAACTTCAGACCGCCACCGAAACCGCCGCAAAGCTGACTGAAAGCTGAGAGAATTATGAAACATATGAACTTCAAAAGTCGCCTTCCTGCCGGGCGTTGGAAATGGCGGTTTGCTATCGAATGGAAATACCAAGACCTCTGGATTGGTGCATTCTGGAAGACTGACAAACTCGGCGGATTCGACTTATGGATTTGTCTCATTCCGTGCGTCCCCCTCCATTGGTGGACGTATTGGTCGATAGATTTGGAGGAACAATTATGACTCCCTCCGACCTCGACAAACTCACTGACGACGAAAAGCGCGTGAAGATCGCCATTCTCTGCAGCTGGAAATGGGTTGAGAATCCAGTCAATAAAATCGGCGGTTACTGGGAGCGCGGAACCCTTGGTGTGGATGGTTACGAACGAGGCGACTGGGGAAGTCGAGAGCTTGGCGTCGGACTACCCGACTACCTCTCCGACCTCAACGCCATGAACCTTGCCGAGCATACGCTGGATTGCTCTCAGCGTGAAAAATACGCGGAAACATTATACCGATTCATTCCTGCGGGGGAATGTACCATCTCGGCGAGTTATGAAGGGGTGTATGATTTTGAGGGATATTTCGGACTCCTTCACGCCACCGCCGCCCAACGCGCCGAGGCATTTTTGAGGGCTGTTTTATGAAACACAACGATGTCTGCCCGATTTGCGGAACCTACTCGCTATTTAACCGCATCTGCCAAACTCACTCTGAGTTCAACATTACCCCACAATCCCCAACCCCCACACCACCCGAGCCGTTCGACATGGAGCAGTTTCTGGACAGCCCCACATGCCAGCGGTGCCATTGCACTATCGGCCTGAATGATGGATGCGAATGGCCCGACGACCATCGGTTGCTTCTCTGCGGTTCGTGCGTCTATAAATTCGCGGAGGAGTTACTGCCGCGCTCTGCACCCGAGCCGGTCTGCGAGGCGGCGAGGAAAGCCCGTGTTCGCTTACAGCTCCGTGCAACAGCTATCACCGCCGCCACAGCAGCCAAGGACGCGGAGATTGCGGAGCTTAAACGCCGACTCAACGAGGCTAATGCGCAGATGCGCGACTTTGACCGACTGAAGGCCAGCCTTATTAACCGAGACGCCAAACTCGCCACGCTCGAAGCCGAGACGGCGCGGTTGCGGGAGCGCGACTTGGAAATGACCGCCATGCTCGCAAAGATCAAACGAGATTACAGCCACGCTTGGCCGGGCGAAGACAAGGTTACGCGCGAGTATCGAATCGGAACAGCCAATGATATTGCTGCGCTACTTGATCCAGCAACCGGAGGGAATGCGGAATGAGCACTAGCATCACCTTTTACAAACCGAAGCGCAGATGCCATTCAGGATGCCACAATGGTAAATCCAAAGATAAGCGCGGCGGCGGCTTCGGACACCATCAATCATCGCGTAGAAAAAGCCGAAGGTTTGTCGGTCGCATCCTTCGCCAGTGTTCCCCTATCGACAAAGACATGCCACTTTCGAGCGAGTGGCTGGATTGATATTTATAACCCCATCAATCACCGAACTGGAAGCAATACTGAGGGCGAATGAATTATGAAACGAGTGCCTTCCCAAAAGCCGAACACCATATTGTTTGTGCGAGCACGCAGCGCCAGAGAGCCGAATCCTGACTGGTGGGTTTCATGGGGAGACGGAACGTATAATTGTGACGCCAATCTTGTCCTCAGTGAACTAAGGAAACTTTCAGATGAACTTGTCAGGCGCGAATATGATCCGGAGTCCATTCGCTTCACAGCAAAGAAAGACCTCGGCGCGAAGCTGCGAAAGGAGCTTTTATGACCGAGAACCAAGCACCTCTGCCAGCGCCAGATCAACGCGGCTGGTGGTGGTATCGTCAAGAGAATGGAGACAACTGGTCTCCGGTATGGGTGGGGGCTGGGATCAATGGATTGTTCTGCAACCAAACTTTGATGAATTGCTACCAGGGCTCGCATAGTTTCAGCGGCCAATGGATCGGCCCCATCACCCCTCCAACCCCATGACATCCGCCGCCCTGCTCGCCCACGCCAACTGGCTGCATCTGGCCCAACTGCTCGCCACGCGTGGGCAAGGCTCCGCCCGGCAGTTTGACGCGCAGGGCCGGATTCTCGTCGCGCTGGCCTATCCGCTGTCGTGCGGTGGGTAGGGGATCAAAACGCGCTACAGGGCGGTTTCTGGCGAATTGCGGCTATCCCTGGAGCCACGCCAGCAGCCGCTCATTCGGGGGCTGTATCGAAATAAATGCTCTCCGCTCGATTGGCGGCGCGTCCAATCGCGATGCGTTCGCCTTTGGTTAGGCTATCTGGTTTGAACATTCCGCGTGATGGCCCTTTGGTTCCTCCGTACCATTTTCTGCGCCACCATTTTCCGTTAATAGTGCCCTCGGAAGTAACAGGATCACACTTCTCTACGATCACATCATATTTCACTTCGCCCCCTTTCGTTTCTGCTTCTGGCCGTGGGTGGTTTTCATATGGTCTTGGTAAAGTTGCGCGCCAGTCCGTGGATGAACTGCTCAGTGCATTCGGCTTGCGGGACGTAGCCGAGTTGCTTGCCCTCGCGCAACAGTGTGGCGCAGCGCACGACCTGCACGCAGGGTTCGATCTTAAGCAGGCCCAGTTCGCGGGCATCGTCAATCGCCAAACAAATCTCGGCCAGGTTCACTGCTCGCCGCCATTCGCTCGGGGTCTTGGGTTGTTTTGAGTTTTTCATAAAGTTCGTTGATGCGGTCGATGTTGAGTTTCCTCCGCTCATCCTCATGCTCATTCAGCGGTCCTGTGAGCCGGTGGTGCTCCCACCAAGCCCGAGCAGCCTCCTCGCTCTCAAACGCATCGCTAGAGCCTCCTGCGAGCAAAGAACAGCGGCTGCCGATGACCCTAAAGCGCAACCCTCTGCGCCCCTGCGACACGCTTGGGCTACGCAGGATCGGACCGTCTTCGTGCAGGGGATGTGAGCATAAAGGACAGGCAGAGAGCGCGGTCATGCAGGCTTCACTTCTTCTAGGCACACGGTGTGGACATCGCCATAGTCCTCATCATCAATCCATGCAGATGGTGCGTCGGGGCCGTAGAGCGGCTTTCCGCAAAGACAGCATGTAGGTTTTTCGGGATTGTCGGTTGGTTCGTAGTTCATTGTTGGTTTTGCTTTCTAAATTCAGCGGCTTGCTCCAGCGCCTTCTGCCGGATGCGCTCCGCTTCCGCCTCATCCACGACCGGCAGCTTGACCACGTTCTGCGGCCATTCGGTCATAGGTTGAAGTCTGGTGCATCCACATCCACGACAACTGAGTCGTTGCGGAGAAGTCTGGAGGCGATGCGCACATCCATTGATTTTCCTACCTCCTCCAGCGTCAGATTGGCGGTGATAACGGTAAAGCGGTTCTGGCGGGCGCTCAGGATGTCATAGAGCTTGGACGAGGAAAGCTCGCGGTTGCGCCCATAATCGGCCCCAATGTCATCGAGGCACAGAAACCAGTCCTCTTTCATGTCGCGAATGCCTGAATAATCGCCGTCCAAGCAATCCTGCATTACGCCAGACCACGCCTTAAATCCACCCCTGCGGATGCGGCGAACCTTGTTCGGAACGCTAAGGTTCTCGTCCTCCAGGCCGTCCAGATGGCGCGAAAAGAACCGGCTGACGATCCGGGCCAGCATCGTTTTCCCAACGCCCGATTTACCGAGCAAGGTCAGCCACCGCGCCGGAGTGTGAGGGCTGGCCATCGCTACGCAAATCCGCGCAGCCTCCTCACGTGCTTGCAGGAGGGCCGGATTCTCCCGCGTCTGGAAGGGTTGAAAATATGCTGCTATCTCCGCTACCGTTACTCGGGAGGCTTTTCGGAGTGCGTTTTGAGTAGTCGGCGTTTGCGTTATGCCCGACATTGCGTGGATTACTTGGCTGCTGATGGTGTCCATTGGTCGATATGGTTCGGTTGGTGTCGAGGGCTCGAATGAGCCAGTTGGTGAAAAACTTACGGGTGCATTGGCGGCGATTGGTTCCGCACCATGCCTGCGCCTTGCCAAGTTCGGTTTTGATGTTGAGTCCTTTGTAGCAGTCCATTTTCTCGACTCCCTCAATCCACACATCATCAGCAATTATCCTCCCTCCCTCTGCACTCCCTCCCTCCCTCACCTTTACCTGTCCTTTACCTATGGGGCTTAGAAGCCCCTTGAATGGGGCTACGAAAAGAAGGAAATCGTCATTTTCCTTAAACCTTTCTTCCTGTTCTGAGATTAAGGCAATGATCTGCTTATGGGCAGGATTCTCCGGATTCAGGTTTTCGTTCTTTTGATGGCGCAGGAAGCGCCGAACCCAAACCCAACCAGAAGCCGCAATCAAGCCCCTTTCAAGCCCCTTCCATGCCCCTTGGACAAGTTCAATTTTCAGCTTTGTTTGATAGCTCATCATGTCCTCGTCAATCTCCCAAAAACCGGCATTATTGCATCGGTCGATGACGTACAGGAAAACTAGTTTTTGAACTCCGGTCAGCCCGCGAAACCACGGATCATCCCACTTCCCCGTTTCGGTAAAACGCTTCATTCACCAAAACAACTCAGTCCAGCCCCCGCGAGAAAGGTGAAGCACGCCAAGCATGAGGCGGTACGCAGGGACTGGACTGAATGGATTTGATGATACATGCTTATTTCCGGCTTCACTCGGAACGGTTCACGTTGGAATAGGAGCAGCCACAGGTCAACGGAATTATTTGGGAATTTTAAAGAAGGTCACCCAGTGGGTTTTGGACTGCCGTCCCGTCACATGACCAAATAGGGGCTTGTCGGGAGCCAATTCCAGCACCGTCGCCAGAGGCACATCGGTCTCATTCCACTTGAAAATCAGCGTTCCATTGGGCTTCAGGACTCGCCAGCACTCAGAGAATCCCTCGCGAATCTCATCCTGCCATTCCCCAAGTAGGCGACCGTATTTCTTCGCCAGCCAACTATTTTCGCCAAGCGATGTCATGTGCGGAGGGTCAAAAACAATCAGGTGAAAGGATTCGTCCGAAAATGGAAGCTGGGTAAAATCAGCAATCACATCGGGCGAAACCTCCAGAACTCGGCCGTCGCACAAATTCTCTTTCACTTCTCGTTTATCCGAAAAGACGACAAGTGGGTTTTTACGATCAAACCAGAACATACGACTTCCGCAGCAGGGATCGAGAATGGGTTTATCGCTCACCTCGCCTCCCTCCGCACCTGCTCGCGCAGCAGCCGATCCTTCTCGTCCTGAATGCGGTCGCGGGCGTATTGCTCGATTTGCTGCGCAGCGATGCGTCGCCAGCTCTTCCCTAGAGCTATCTCAATGTTGTCCAGCAGCCGCTCCATGACCCGTTCGTGTTCGCGGAAGCTCATAGGGGTTTGGCTTTCTTGTTCCTCTGCCTGCGATGGTAAGCCGCGTCAAAGACCTGCTCCCTGCGAATCCCTGTCCGGTGGCAATGATGGCAGTCCAAGACGACCATGCGAACACCTTCCTTGAAGTTCATGTCAGCAATGGGGATGCGACGCACGCCAAGGCCATTGCAGGCTCCGCAAGTGGCTATAGCGTGGCGCGTGTTGGCGAGGGTGATGGTCATGGCTTGAACCGATTTCGGATATGCTCCACCAAATGCGCCACGGGAGCGCAGTCATTCGCCATCACATGCGGCAGCGCCAGTTCGCTTTTCTCCACGTCTTGCGGATCAACGCCCGGTCCGCTCATTGTAGCCGTGGACGGTTTCTCGCCTTCGTCGGTGAACTCGAACTGCCCGTGATCGAACTGCGCAACCACCACGCGGATATTAGAGGAGCGGATGTGGCATCCAACCATGACCCGCGCCCAGATGGGTTTGAAGGTCAGTAGGGTTTCGCCGTTTTCCACGTCGCGGAACTCCTTGGGAAAGACCGCCGTGATGCGGCGACCATCGACGATCTGCGGCTTGCTCAGGAACAGCGGGATGCGCTTGGCGATTTCCTCGCGCAACTTCGACTTCTGTTTCTCGCCATGCCTGCGCTGGCGGAATCCCTGAGTGATTTCGTCGTGAGAGAAGCTGATTTTCATGGGGTTTGGTTGGTTTAGTTACGGAAGTTGGTTTTGATGAACGGCCTCACTCAGCGCATCCTCAGCCTCGTCATACTCCGCGTCGCTCAGGTCAATCTCGCGCCCGTTCAGCGTCGCGCGGATGTCCTCGAATCCGCCTGACTCGTCGGGGCATGGGCCGGTCGAGGCGTGGTAGGTCGCGCTGAGGTTGACCGTGATGGCGGAGTCGCGGTCGAGAAGGAGGGTGGTGTGGGTTTTCATGAGATGGACATGATGCACCAGCCTTCAGCGAGTCCGAACGCTAGACCGTTCAAGATGTAATCAACGATACGATCACAAACGCGCCCGGTGAATTCCTTGGTTTTTGGATTCCACTCAGCAAGGACAAGAATATCTCCGGTTTTGTAATCACGGTCATTTAGTCGCAATTCAAACCGCTTGTCCTCTCGACGGATGGGCTCGAAATACTCAGGCCAAGTTTTAAGTTCGTGGGTCATGGGAATATTAGGGTTATTTGGACGTGCTCTTCTTCGCCTTTACGCACTTTCCTTTGGGCTGTTTCGATCTTGCAGACACCCGGCGAGTCTTCTGGGATGAGCTTGGCGTAGCGAAGAAGGTCGGTGTGAAATTTGGACACGAGGTTATCTTCATCACAGAGTCGTTTCCTGACTGAAACGTACCGCAGGAGAATGCGCGGCGAATCTCCTTCTTGAGCTTGGTCAGCTTCCAGTGGTTCATTCCCAGCAGGACGTTTAGGCTGGGCAACCGGCCTGGGATGATTAGCGTGATGGTTGTTGGCATGAGCAGGTCTAAGCGCGGGCGCGCGGTGCATGGCGAGTCGCAAGCGGTCCGGTAGTGATGACGCGTCGAGGCCCATGGTTAGAGTTCGTCCTTGAGTTTTTGGAATGCGTCCCGCGCCTCACCAAAACCACAGGTGCAGAGCGCAGGGTTTGGATATTTGAGCATGTATTCACACCAAGTTTTGTGGTGTCCGTCTTTGCTAAAGACATCTGCAATCCGCAAAAGCTCTGCGATGCGCGCATCTGCCGCATCTGCGCGACCTAGAGCGGCGGAGAGTTGGCGCTCTAGGTCGCGAAACTGCTCTCGCTCTTGCATCAAATGACCGCGCACATCCTCGGCATAGATTGCCCCTTTCGCGAAGGCCGCAATGGTTTCGAGCAGCATCTGAAATCTAGCATCAGTCCTCGGCGTATCGCTCGCCTGCGCCTTCTCTTCCGGTTGACCTGCATTGCACTTCCATGGGCCGTCCTCGATCAGCTTGTTCGATACGGCAATGTTGGGATAGATGGTTGCGCCCAGACCCTTGATGGGGTGCGAATGAAAGGCGTCGGAGCAGTTCGACAAGTCGCCCGTGAAGTTGCGCACGTCACGCTGCGTGCTAGAGCATGTCGGGCACTTCTCTGGTTGCGAATCTTCAGGCGGCAGACCGCGTGCTTGGCGCAGTGCGGCGCGGGATAGGCGCGTGCGGTAGAAAACTGTTGGGTTGGCACCGCTGCAATATGGGAGCCATCTTGAATCCGATTCATCCCAACCTTCGATAAGGTTTTGACCTTGGGGGATCGTCATGAACTGACTGCCTTTCTCGTCCAAATCCAGCAACCGATAGCCCTCGCCCGGTTCGACATTATCAGGGTTGTGTTTCATACTGGTTTCCAGTGGGTCGGTTCCCATAAATCTACGTTTTCAACTCGTCCATGGCACCAGCCATAGAGCGGGACATGCGAGGCTTTTCCATGCCAAGTTTTTCGGCTGAGAAAACGATATACAGGTCTGTATTTTCCCCAGTGGTGAATGTATTCCGCTCCGCCAATGAACTTGGTTCCATCCTTCGGCGCGGTCGCGATTGGCTGCCAGTCGGTCGCGCTCATTTCGTCTCCTCCGGCTTAGGCGCTGGGACTTTACAGATTTTGCAGATGCCTTGGATGTTCCAAGAATGATGCTGATACAGCACATTGCCTTTGCGGCAGGCTGGCAGTTCGGGAATAGGCTTGTTCGGGATGGCGCTCATAGGGTTATTTCGTCGGATGGTTGTCGCTTCCACTTGGCGGCCCACTCGGCCCTCGCCTGTTTCAATGCCTGCTCCTCGCATTTAACCCGGTCGAGCAGTTCGGGTTTGGACTTCACCCATTCGTCTATAATTCCCTCTAGCACAGCCTCTGCCGCACCTGCTCCGCCTCCTCCATTGATGTATGCCCAAGCGTGCAAGAGCTTTAGGCGGTCGTAGCTGACTAGAATTGTGGCATTTCTCATAAAGTAGTGCTGGGATTCTAGCGCCCAGCGTCGCTGTCGGTTGTTGGGACTAATCGTGCAACTGCGCCTTCACCGCTTCAATCTGCTTTTCCATGATGTCGGCGTAGAAGGCGTCGAAAGAGTCCTTCTGGCCTTGCTGTTTCCAGAGCACGAACAGGCATGCACGGAGCCTTGTAGAGTGGCTTTTCACAGCCCGCTCTGTGTCCACCCGAATCAGTTCATCGGGCGGCGCATCTTCCGGCACGATTGAGATAGTCACGTTCTTTCCGTGCAGGCCAATGCAAGCGCCTGCTTCGGATGGCCGCAACTCCGGCGTCACGAAGGACAGCTTCACGCTGCCGTCGCTTCGGCTGGTCACGCTGCCCGCTTGGCAGTGTTTAATCTCAATCGCCTTCATTTGGATTGGAATTGCTGCACGGTCCTTTTCTTGCGTTCGTTTCGGTGATGTTCCGCGTGATGTGCAGGGCACAACCAGCGCACCTCTAGGGGTTTGGTGTAGTCGTCGTGGTGCTTATGCGCAACAGCCCCACAAATTTCGCATCCTTGGCGCAGGAGTTTTCCAGACCGGATCGCATTATTTGCAATGCAATGAGCAGCCCACTTTATGGGATTTTTCATTCTCCACCTATGCTTTATAACCCTGTTACCCTCTCCTGCTACCCTTGGTTGAACGCCGCTATTTCTGCGCCGTCTCTCGGCCTTAAGGCGATGGCGCTCCCGCTCATCCAAAACCCACTGCAAATCTGTCACGGACTTTTTGGCGACACGATCAGCAACATCTTTTTTGGTGCATGTTTTGCACTTTCCAAGATGCCCATCTCCCATTTTTGGGTGTCGGTAGAATTCGGTGAGCGGGAGCGTCATTTTACATTTGAAACAAGTCTTCATTCATCCACTAGAACAGGATTTACGCGGGTGTCAAAAGGTTACTTCAAAAAGGAATTTCATCAATATCCTCGTCCTGTGGCAACTCAGCCACAGGCGGCTTTGACGGCGCAGGTGCGGTGCGATTCTTGGGAGCGCGCACACGAATGCCGCCCACGAGTTTTCCGCCGTAGCTGATGCTCGGGTCATCGAAAGCCACGATCTTGTGGCCGTCCCAGTTGTCGCTGTTCCGCTCGCCGGTAATCATGGCGATCAGCTCCGAATTTGTACGATTCAGCACCATGGGTTTGTCCTCCTCGGCAAATTCCAGACACCATTTCATTTCGGCGGGTTCGTTGGCTTTCGCCACGTTCATTTGTTTGCACGCTTGGATCGTGTAGAGCTTCCCTGCGCCTACGTCTGCGCGCTTGAGAAACTTCGATTCGGTCATTTGGCTGATGTCAGGCATGGTCTTGTTTTGTTTGTGGCTGTAGCGGTGTAGGTTGAGCTTGAGCCGGGTTTGTTGTTGGTGCTGGTTCTGCCAGCGGAAAATCGTCCATGAGCGGCAGCGGCCAAACCATCGCCTGCGCCAGCCGCACGAGCAGCACGCGGTCTGTGCTCGGGTTGCGCTGGACTGGCTCTGTGGATGGCTCGGTCATTTGCGCTTACCCTTTCGTGCGTAATCTTGCCATGTAGGTAGCCCGCGCCTGAGCAGCGCTACGTCACAGGCTGCGCTAATCTCGCGGAAGTAAGTGTGCTCACGCTTGGTGCGGTGGCCGGATTTGCTGCGTTTATCGTGCGAGGTCATTTGAGTTTGCAATGGTCGGCATGGTCATCCAGCGCATGGAAATGGCGCTTGGGGTGGTCGTCGCACTCAAAAACCAGCAGGCAGTAATTCGCTATATCCACAAGGTATTCGGTATTCCCTGTTGCTTCGTAGAGCTTGATCTTGGTCTTTACCGAACCAACCAAATCCCATTTTCCGCGCTGTACCTTTTTCACCGCCAGAGTGGAGTAGCGCAGCGCACCCATAATCATTCGATTGCGCATTAGCCGCTCGAACTCAGGAGACCATTCGGAGTCCGATAGCTTAGCAAAATCAGCAGAGCTAAAGCGCGGGGTGCCGTTTAGGAGTCCGGCCTGAGCGAGCAAGCGGGACCGAAGTATGGCATGAACACTCATAAAATCTATTGCGAATCAACCAGCGCCTCGTGCTCGGCGCGAAGCTTGTCGTAATCGGACGATAGTTTGTTCCGCTCTCTCATAAGCCGATCCTTCCATTTATTTGCCTCCCCAAGCTCCGAAATCGTCTTGGCGTGGCTTTGCTGCGATTCGGCTAGTTTGTCTTGGAGGGCATCGCGCTCAACGGTCAAGTTATGACAGGTATCGTGACAGATTCCGCAGCACATATCCGGATGCCCATCGCGATTGCCCTGAGCGCACCGCAGCTCGACTTCGAGTGACTCAATCTCCGCGCGCTGCGCCTTGCTCTGCTCCGTCAGGCGCAGCACGTCCGCGAGCAGGTCTTGCATGGTTTGGGTTTGGATCATGGCTGTTTCTCTCCGCGTTGGATGATTCCGCCATTGGGCGAAACGAGGTATTGAATGCCGGTCTTGTAATCCGTGTGAACCTCAAGACCGCTGCGCGTCCATCCGTCTTTATCGCTGTCGTCCAGCCCCCAATTGAATTGGCGGCGACACAAGTTGAAAATGAACAGAAGGACAATGAACCATAGGGCGCATCGGCACAGGTAGTTCATCGCGCCTTTGGCGAAGTCGAACCCGAATTGTTCTGAGGTAGTTGTTTCCACGGTGAGGTTTTTGCTCATAAATTCAGTTTCAGCGATTCCACTCCCAGACCGCCCACACGACCCACGCGATTGCACCGAGGATGCCCAGCAGTCCCAGAACGGTGCCGAGCGCATAGGCCAGCTTGTTCAGGAACTGCTCACGCTGCCGCTCGCGCTGGGCGTGGGTCTGGGCGGCTCGGTGCATGGCGTAAAGGGGGAGGAACTTAATGCTCATGGCTAATTATTGGCGGGTAAATACAACACGCTTTCCGACTACAGATTTTCCGTAGAACGGCCCTTTGCTTCCAAGCATCTTTTTGTAATGCAATTCGTCTGTCCCACAAATTCCGTGGTTAAACCACACACCATTGATCACAACTTCATCAATAAGTTCAGTAACGATTCCATACCCTCTCCGGCGCAGCGCAGTAGCGATCAGGCATTTTGTGCAGTTTTCAAAGCGATCAGCATTCAATCGATCATTTTCCGTTATCGTAATGCTGAATTTGTCAGGTGGCGTTTTCATAAAGTTCAGTTCCGGTTTAAACGTGGACCCCGCCGCAGCGCCAGCCGCAGGCCCGCGAGGATCGTGGCGATTCGGGCGGTGGTGGTTGGGGAGGGTTTCATTGCATTGGGTTCGTTCCGTCAGTCCATCCCTTGACCCATTCGATTCCGGCTTTAATGCCGTCTTCGTAAGACATTCCGGGAAACTTTGAAGTCCCATCGTTTATATGCTCATCGCATTCGTTAAGAACTTCGTTGATTTCGTCATCAGTAGGCGGAATAGTCATACACTTAGGAGGCTTTCTTTTTGGTCTTGGGTTTGGTGGGCTTTGGCTCAGTGCCCGGTTCGTAAAATCCGCATTTGTTGAGCGTCTTCCAAATCGACCGCTCTAAAGAAATCATCTCGTAGTTCTCGGCCTCCTCAGAAATCAGCATGATGGGCTTGGATTTGATTGATCCGCTGCGCAGGCCGGAAATGATCGAGGTCAGTTCATTGGCGAGAATGACGCGCGCCTGTTCGGGTGGAAGTAGTTTCATAAAGGGAAGTATTTCCAGAACTTTCCTGTCTTTTCACGGCGCAGGAAATTAAGCTGGTGGAGTTGATCGAGCCGGTTGCACTGCGCGGTTTCGGTCACACCCGGCATGCGCACCCGCAAATCGGCAGTTGTCGCACCGCGCTTAGGGATTCGGGAGAGTGTTTCCGCAAGGTGTTCCGGCAATGGCGCTCGGCCCGTTCCGTGGCACCGCTCGCATGTGATTTCACGTTTCATTGATGCGAAGTTGCCTCATTCATTCATTTGAGGCAAGAATTATTTGGAACTAAAATACGAAAGTTTCTAAATCCTCATTGGTAAATGAAAGGAATTGTTCGTGACATTGACTATCAATGAGCTTATCCGGTGCTTTATGTTTCCAATCGACCGCAGCGTGCCGCTTCAGCACCAGACGCATCAACGCGTTCTGGAGCAGCTTTACGCCCGGATGCAGCAAGAGCAGCGCAACCGCGTGCGCCGCATCGACAAGGCTCGTCTCGCGCAGGCCCTCGATGCCAGCGCGCCGCTGCCTGGGCTGGGCGAAAAGGTTTGCGTGGTTGCCGCTCCTGTGAGATAGTTCCTCTGTCCTGACAATCTCGTGGACAACCGATTCATCCCGGTTCAGAAAACTCACAAGCCTCTCTCGTGCCGCTGACTTTCGTTTGCGGGGATGACACGGGAGAGGCGCTTTGTTTTGATGGCATACACCAAAGAATACCTTGAATATCTAGAATCAACCCACTGGCACAATCTCCGCGAGATGGCCTTCAATCGCGTGAACAGGAAGTGCGAAGTCTGTTCGCTGCCCAAGAAACTACAGGGCCACCACCTGATCTATCGGTCGCGTCTGGAAGACGGAATTGTTGATGACATCATGTGCCTCTGTGGAAAATGCCACGATCTGTGGCACGAATGGCTTCGCGCGACGGGACGTAAATTGCATGAGTTCTGCCGTCAATCCACGCGAGGCGCGTTGCTGGTTTTGGGGGATGTAAAATGGCGCAAGAAGGAGATTGAAAAGCCCGAACCGAGACCCGTCTATATCCCACTCAATCCACCGAAATTAGAGCCGAAACAGAAGATGTCCAAAAAGGACAAGCGAACACTCTTCGTCCCAGATGCCAGAAACGCGACTCAAAAGAAGATGATGGAAGACCCTGTTTTCGTTCAGCATCTCACAATGAAGCGACGTGATTTCCTACACTGGAGGAGCGAGTATTTCAAAGGCTGCCCAAAATACGTTTCGCTTCAGGCTAATTCATCGGTGATTTATGACCGAATGGCACGACGAAGAAAATCCCTATGACCCCACAACCTGACCCCAGCGTATGAGAACGCGCGGCTGGCCTGATGGCGACAATCAGTACAAGGACATTCCAGTGGAGACAACACGCCAATACCTTGACCGAATAGAACCGCTGATTGCGAAGGCCATCGGTGTTCGCGCGGTCGTAAAGCCACCTTCTTTATTCGTGAAACGCAAAGGCAGATGGAAGGTCAACGCGTGCGTGATCTGTGGCGCTATCGGCAAATGGAACGTGGTGAATCGCCATCATCCGCTGCCCCGTCAGGTGCAGCCTAAGCGAAACGACTTTACCGTCTGGCTCTGCACGGCCCAATGCCACAGGATCATCCACACGCTATCCAATTGGACATTGGCCGGGATGCCGTGGTCCGAACAGGAGCGATTTATCCTTGAGCACATCCCGATGACGGAAAGCTGGCCGGAACATCCGCTGGAACGGCTGACGTTTTAACCCTTGCAGCCGGGCGGCTTCGCGCGCATGGTGTGGGTGCTTGGGCGGCCCGTCTTCAAGCGACGGTCAACCGGTCTTGCTTGAGTGTTCGGTTTAACTGCGGTTCAGCCGCTGGCGGTGAAAGCCCGACCCATAGCTGACGAACACTCATCACTTTCGCGGTAGTAGCTTAGTGGGAAAGCCGCTGTTTTCCAAACAGCATAAGCGAGTTCGATTCTCGACTACCGCTCCATTTGTTCTTTGTGAGTTGAGTAGTGCGGCACGACTGAAGCCGCCGATAGCCCTTCGTTTTGGAGGGTATATCGGATGCCATTCGCATGATGTGCGGTTGGAGAAGTCGGAAAAAGAAGACGTTAAACCCGGTGCAACTGGAACGGGCGGCAGAAATGCCGATGCAGCAGAAAGCGTTATGTCTCTGCCAACGCTGATAATCAGGGCAGCGCCTGATCCGCACTACTCAGCCCATAAAAGACCAGCGCAGGCTTGCGCCCGCCGCGACGGCTCACAACCGCCAAGTTGGATCGTCGGGTGCCCGGAATGGACGCGCTGTGAAGAGGCAACAGGACCGGCGCATGGTTCGGCGTAGGTTCTCCATTGTGACTCTGTAAATTTACCGGCGTGACAACGGCAATTCGCAAAGCCATTCGTAGACCTCGCGCAGCAACAGGTAGTAGACGCAGGCGGCAGCAATCACGACTTCAACCCCCAGTAGGCGCTCGCGCAGAGCAGCAGGCCAAGGGCGCACCAGACGATGAGAGGGCCGTAGGTCATAGCCGAGCGAACTGAAAGTGCATCCAGTCGTAATTCCGTGCCCTGCCGAGGCTCAGTGCCCCTTCTCCCTCGACAATCCTCCAAAATGGCTCATAGGCAGGCTTTGCCAGTTCCGCGCGATCCTTGCCCCATTTAAGCTGATTGCGCTCATCGTCAATATCGACCGCCGCCCCCCATGAGTGAATCGACCAGGATGAACCGCCCCGCATCTTGCGCACGTTCAGGCACCCAGAGAACCGGTCGAGTCCCAGCGCCTGAATACGGTCAATGCCGTAGCTCTCCAGAGTCTTTGTGAAAATTCGCGTGAGCGGCTCGGCGATCTTTTCGTGGCAGGTGATGCGACTGAGCTTGGTGGATGGCTCCCAAGTGAGCTTCATCTGGTAGGGCAGCATGATCCGTGTCTGATTCTCGCCGACCGACCCAAAGAACTTGTTCATGCTGGCCGCATCCTGCTTAGGCCAATTCATCGCGTTTCCTCCAGATCGGGGATGGTGTTGAGCGGGCGATAGCTCTCGTCATCCCTATAGCGTTCGGACATATCACGAACAATCTGCTCATTCACAACATGCTCTGTGCGATTCTCGTTGATTCTCTCGCTCAAATGCTGCGCCGTCTCCACGACCGTTGAGGCCGTCTGATTCTTCCACTCGTAGACCAATCGGCCTGTGACCATGAAAACCACGATGGCCCCGATGACGTAAAAGGCGTTGTTCGTAAAGCTCGTAAAGCTCGTCATCGAATGCTCTGGCAAGGAGTACAAATGCCAAACCGCCCAACGCCACATCAGCAGCACGATGGTGATTCCAAGACACGAAAGAGCCATGCGCTGCCACGGCAGACGTTCCTTCCCGCGCTGGCGAACGACTTGCTTTGGAGCATCTGGGGACTCGACTGAAATCTCGGTCTTCATTGCTTGCTCAGACTATTTTCCCGAATGAGTTCTTGGCAACGCTCGCGAATCTCGTCCAGATCAGAAATCGTCCGATGACTTTCAAGGTCAAGGACTTCGTTGAAACTGTATCCGAAAAGCACAAGGATGCGCTCTACCGCTTCGTGGATTGTTTCAGAATCGCCGTTGTCTCTCATTTGTGGATGCCTTTGGAGGTTTCGTCGCTCATGCGGGTTGAGATTTAACCTTCGGAACAGGAGCGGCATCAGCACATTCTTTGCAAAAGTGGAGCGGCCCTTTCATGTATCGTTCACGCTTCATCCCGCCTGTCTTCTTTAGATGACTGTCAAAGCTCCGGCGGGAAGATTCCACCTCCGATGGCCTTGGTTCGGCTCTGGCCAATTCCTTTTCACACCCATCGCATATCCAGAGCATTGTCGTTTTAAGGCTCATAAATTCAATCCCCTCTCGGCCTCAGCCCAGCGATCCAGACGCATGCGCCGAGAAGGCAGAGGATGGCGGCGAGGGTGTTGAGGAGGGTCATTGGTCTGCGCGAATATACCCAGTTCCACTGGAGTCAACTTTGAAGGATGGTCCGACCTTGGTGACACATTCAAATGCCGCCTCTTCGTAGCCATCATCGCCGGGGTGGAGTTCTTTAAATATCCTTTCCTCTGAAGGCGGCATCTCGCAAATGGCGAACCATAGTCCTTCAATCCACCAGCGAAAACGAGTCCTGAATGGAACGGGTACAGAGACGGTTTTGTATCGAGTGTTCATGGTTTGAAAAGGAGGTAAGCCATGATCGCGCATCCCAACGTAGCACCGCTCCCCCACAGCACCAGCCAGCCCAGTTTCTTCTCAGCTTTCATTCGCCCCTCGCGCTCCTTGTCGGCCAGATCAGCGTTGGCGTTCGTCGCTTGGGTCTTGGCTTCATCCTGATCCTTCAGACTTTGCAGCAGCCCCGTAAGCTCGTCCTGCCGTGCGCCAGCGGTGGCCGCATCGGCCTTGGCCCCCTGCACGCCCGCATTCGTCTCCTCGCCCGCCTTCTCCGCATCAGCCAGCGCAGGTACCGTCTCCGTTTCGTGCAGTTCTTTCAACGCGCCGATCTGCACTTGTAGCTTCTCCACTTCCGGTCGCATATCAGGCGCAGCCGCCTTGAACAGCACCGCCGCTTGTTCGCTCAGGGCCACGAGCGATTTGCTCTCGTAGTTAGCCGATAGCCGCGCACGCCCGACTGAACCGCGCTGGCGATTGTTCGCTTCCTCAATGGCCTTGACGCGCTTGACCACGCTAGCCACCGCGACCCTAGCAGCTTCGTGCGTCTTCTCCGCTGGCGAGAAGTCGGCGCGCTCAACCCGAATCGGCTTGTTCGATTGGCACCCCGCGAGAGCTAGGCAGAGCAGGAGAGCGGCGGGGCGCATTACCGTATTTCCATGCAGCACTCGATTGGAATTTCAACGCAGAGATCAACGGTTGCGAACCCATGCTTTCCGTCGCTCCACAGGGAATGAATAGTTTGCTCCGTTCCTACAAGCCGAGTGGTTCGGTCGATTGCCGTCTTCTCGAAACCCAAAGCCTCCAAATGATTGCGAAGACTTGGCAGGATTTTCACCCTTGAACCTACATTCATGCCCGCATCATGCCGAACTCCAAGCGGTTGGCAAGCCTTATCGCGGCACCATCAGCGCGATACAAAGCAGCAGCACCGCTATCCAGAGTGGAATTTTCCCCGTGATCCCGCTGATGAGCGTGAGGACAAAAGCGATGAGAACGAGCGAGAGAGTGATAGTCATGGTCATACGGTGGAATCGCGCCTCCTACTGCTGCCGGTTGCGCCAGTAGGCTCTTTCGACTGGGCCGAATCGCCCCTCGATCTGCGTCAGGTAAGCCGTATTGGAGTCCAGTTGGAACTTTGCATCCCATTTCCAGTCTTCCAATCGGGAAATCCGCGTGTCGAGACGATCCGCCTTATTGCCCTGATCGCCATGCACGCGCCGAACTTCTTCCTGAAGCTGGCTGATCGTGGCCTCGTAGGAGGAGAACTTGGCCGATAGCCACCATACGCCGCCGATGATGCTGCCTGCGCCGACAAATGCACCAATGAGGAACGCCCAGAAAAGACGGCCCACGACCTGATTGGCAATGGCGGTCGCGCGGGATTTCACAATGGATTCGATGTGTTCTTCTTCGTTTTCGCTCATAGTGGTTATTTGTTGAGGGCTTCGGATTCTCCTCCTTTATACCGCAGGCTCACGCTGGCGAGCAAAATACCCGCCGCGTTTTTCATGTCCTTCGCTGAAGTCGGGTCATTCAGGATGTCCTCCAGCATGGAGTAGAGCTTATTGACTTCGTGCCACGCGAGGTTCTCGGCCTCGTATTTCTCCAGCAGATCATCCAGTTCAGGGGTGTGGGGTGAATGAAGTACGCGCACGGCTTTCTTGCCCATAGTCTGGAACGAATCCCGAATCCAGCCGATGTCCGTCTCGATCTTGGTCAGGCGATCCCCATGGGAAAAGGATTTGCTGAGGAGAAAGGCTATCGTGGGGGCGACGATAAAGGTCAGGAAAAGACCTATTCCCCACATGACAACGACCTTATCCATGCGGTTCCTTGGGAATGATGACCGCCATGACCTTCAGCCCTTTTGGAGTCATGCGGGGCTCCAGGACAATCCGCACGGGGATTTCCTTGCCGCTCTTGTGCTTGGCCTTCAGTTCCATCTCCTCGCCCATCGGACGGGAGCGGGGCTTGTCGGCAAAGCCGTTGCGATGTTTGACATGCGTCTCCTTGGAAACATCTGGCACCAGAATCTCGATCATTTGCCCGACCAGTTCGGAGCGATGATAACCGAACAGAAACTCGGCGGCGATGTTGGCCAGTTCAATGGAGAAATCCTGTGAGACCACAATCGTGGCAACTGGTGAATGTTCCACCATCCACGTCAGGCTGGCGGGGTCAATCAGTTGGCGCTTGGCCGTATCGACAATGGCCTGATCTTCAGGGTTCATGGGGCTTCTCTTGGTGTTGGACGATCATTAATTTCATCTGCCGCATCTCTAGCGCCATCCAGAGTTGGACGACCAGCAGAACGACGAAGGCCAAAAGCAGCAGGGTCTTTAGACATTGGCGTTTCCTCTCACGCTCAGGCCGGTTCGTGGGTGAAGAGTGGAACACATCACAGGGTCGTTTCTTCTGCGGTGATAAGGGCGAAAACGGGTGTGCCAAGCGCATTGACCGACCGTAGGCGCGCGTAATATCCAGCGGGCACGAAGGCGCTGATCTGAGCCACGACTGTATCGGTGTTGGAAAAGGCGATAGCCAGACCGACAAGTTGCGAGTTCGCCACTCGACCCGCTTCCTTCCAGTCGGAGGCGGTGACAGAATTAGTGGCTGCCACTTCCAGAACCACGTAACCAGAGACGGATGTAACGACTCCAATCTGCACGGTACAAGCCACGCTGACCGAATAGCGAACGACAGAATTAAGGGTGGCGCTGACTTGCCAGCCGTTGGCCGCTGCTGCGACCGTGACGATGGAGCGCGCAGCGGTTCGGTTGATCGTCCATGCAATCCCTGCTGTTACGCGGCCCTTGGTATCGACCGTTACCGTCGAGTACGTTCCTGCGCTGACTCCGGTCAAGGTGAGCGTGGGATTCGGGTAGGTTCCAGTCAGGTCGCCTCCCGCGCTTCCTGATGGCGCAAGGGAGGTTGGCAGTGTAGCGAGCGCTCCATCCCCGCGAACATATTGCAGAGTCGTTCCAACAGGAGTGGCGAACTTCGCATCCAGAGCGGTCTGTAATCCCGTGACGGTCGAGATGGACTGAACACCCGTATGATTCGCACGCTGAATGGCATACGCCTGTGCTGCGTTGGCCTTGGTAGTGGCATCTGTTGCTGCTGCGCTCGTGGCTGCTGATTGAGCGGCGTTTGCTTTGCTAGTCGCGTCACTGGAGGCCGTGGAGATTGCGGCGGACTGAGCCGCGCTGCTCTTGCTGGTGGCGTCTGTAGCGGCACTGGCCAGCGTCGAGGCATCCCCTGAGATGCGTGCGGATGTCTCCGAATCCAGTGCGGTGGTGCGCGAGAGCGTGTCAGGAAAGTTGCTGCCCGGTACTTGAAAGTCGCTCATGCATTCCAATGGGGTAAGGACAACATCTGCGCTTTCAATGCCGCCAATTCCGTGTCTCCTGCAACGTCGATATCCGATATGAACTGCTTTAGCCTGGAGCGCATTATTCCGCAATCCGGTCCATAGGATTTGAAAAACGTGGTGGCTGCTGAGAATTGCGACATCACCCGCGCGAACTTCGCATCAGAAGTGATCTTTTCGACCAGGAAGATGAGCGCCTTTTGGAGTGTATCGGCATACGTCGCGCATTCGTCCAGCGCTCCAAGGCGGAACCATGTTGGCCCAGCACTGGCATCAAAGAACTTGTCTTTCGCCAGCGGATTTGGGCCAAGTGTGAACAACTGCGCATACTGCGGGTCGGTCAGCGTCGTGATCGTCTGACCATCGACCGCTGAGCGGTTGTCTGTGAACGGACCTATGAATCGTCCGCTAGAGTATAGGAGAATTTTCTGGCTCATGGCGTGATGTCGAGCAGGGTGATGTAGGACGTGCCCAGGAAGGTGGTGCCGCTTGGGGAAGAGGAATCCTGGGCTACGCCGAGATATATTGAACCTGAGGCGGAGCAGACGAAGGTGCTTTCCATCAAGATGGTTCCCACACTTGCGCTTCCTCCGTCAGGAGCCACCTGAGTTTCAAAGAATCCACCAGTGATATTCGTGAACTCTTTTACCGTAATTGTGCTTATATCAATTTGCGTAACTGAGGCGTCCCACTTGGAGGCGGAGGCGATACCATCGCTGAAAAACTGCACGCTGATTCCATTGTCAGTGACGTATCGCAGAGCAACGTCAAGTTGGTATTGTCGCCCCGCAGTGACGGGGAAACTGATGAACGAATGATCAGCGGGAGATGTGCTGCTGACGATGGGCAGGTCTGCTGCCGGTCGGAAGTAACGCACGGCGCTAGAAATGTCTCCAAGATTTTTGGTGGTGATGAAAACTGCGTCATTGACCGATGGATAGGTAGCGTCACCTCCCGTCCAGTAAATATGGGTGCTCATATCACGTTTGTGTCCACGGTGAATGGTCCGACCAATACAGTGACATTGGCATTAGCAGCCCGATTGGAATAAGCGCTGTAGGAGACGATATTTTGCGCCGTCCCCGCAGCAATGGAATCCGCACCGACGTTGGCGACCAGTGTTGTTCCCGCCCCCAGCACGCAAGTACCGCCCGACTTTGTGATCGGGCTGGTTGTAGCCACTGCCGCCGTGTTGATGGTCGGTGCATTGAGTCGCAGGGTGCAGCCTGTTCCGACCGAAAACCCCTTGCTGGTCGCGGCTGTCCATTGACCGCCATTGATAACGCACAGGGAGGTGTCGGAATCGTTCGTGAGTTTCACCATCTCGGCGGTATTCCCAACGTCATCAAGGAACTCCTGCGAGGTGTATTCCAGCGAGCCGCCAGAAATGGCGATGTTGCAACTGGCGTTCTTCTGGCAGGTGATCCAAACCAAGCCGGTGTCGATTTGAATGCGGCCATCGGTAGGAGAGACCCCGCCAAGCACGCCGAACTTGTTGGCGGTAAGATAGACCTTCCCGCCGGAGCCAAGGAACAACGAATTACCTCCGCGAAACTCAAAAGCCTCAATCCACATTTGCGCAGTCGGTTGCGTAGAGGCAATCCACTGGATCAGCAATCCATTGGCAGGGGCAAGCAAGCTGTTCGCCCGAATCCACAGCGCCCCGTTAATTGCATCCGCATTAGCGTCCACGTTGCCCACAACGGCCTGCCCAACTGCATTGCTAATCGCTTCAATCGTGAAGGCATAAATATCGCACCGCCCGCGCTCCCAATAAACAGGCGAGCCGTTGGTCGAAAGAATGCGGTTGCTGTGAACCTCCATGCGCCCCTTGCCAGCCCAAATGGCTACAGGATATTCATTTGAAGGTGTGATGACCGTTGTTTCATCCGAGAGGAGGTTGGAATAGATGGTGATGAACGACCCGGCGTTGGTCTGGTTGATGACCGTGCCGAAGACCCACGCTCCCACCTGCGGATTGATTGGCGCACCCGTGTTGCGGAAGGAGTCCCCTCGAATAACGCATG